AACCATCCGTGAAGTCCGCTTTTCTTTTCCTTTGAGAAATCGGTCTTCTTTGCTTCATCAATATCATCGTCAAAATCTGGATCGTAGTCATCAACGCCAACTCTACCCCACTTCTTTTTCTGTATAAAGCTATCCCTACCTACCGCATTTGGTGTCCCGTAAGTTCTTTCTTGACCAATTTCATCCTTATACATTGAATTCTTTTTAAATTCAGCGTATTCTGGGTCATCAGCTAAATCCTTTGAAAATTGAAATTTTGCGTCCGAATGGGCTTCATTTTGTTGTCCATCCAAATACTCATCCACCCATGCTTGCAATTCGTGAACGTCTGGAGCGTAGTCCTTACCCTTTCTTCTTGTGATTGCGTCATGCGCTTTGTATATGAGTTCCTTTACATCTTCTGGTGCGTCATTAATATCTTCTTCCTTAAGATCCTTCCAGATCTTTCCTCTTCTGCACTGAACAATGGCACCAGATCTGTATGCTGATGGTTTGTCGTATTTTCTTCTCGCTATTCTAAGACAACGGTCCGCTTTCTTTTTCTCCTCGTTAATAACGTCAAAAGACTCAACAACAAGATCATCATTGATCAAGCCCATTACTTCCACAAGTCTATTTAAATCTTTTTGTTCCATCTTAATCGTTTTGGTTTTTTTGTTGCCAATCATATGATACCTTATCATCGGTTATCGGACCACCAGCCGCCCAGGTGTAACAGGTGCGAGCTGAGTGACATTTAAAATGGTGCATCCAGCAATAACCCAATCTACCTTCTTCATCGGAAACTTCACCTGGCATACACTCGTCCATTCTTGGGGAGATATCGAAAGCAACGCAATTACCGCAATTGGATTTCTTTGCAACCTCTGGTTCAGTCTTCCATTTTTTGGCATATCTTTCCCAATACTCCTCGTCATTTAAATTCAATGGGCCGTATTGGATATATTCTGCCTCTATTGATTTATTTCTATTTCTGGTATTCAACTCAAGATCCTGAGTCGCCCTTGGGCAAGCCATTTCAGATTCAGAAAGCAATCTTCTGTTTAATCTCTCTATGAGCTGTTTTTTCTTTTTTAATTCGATTCCCATACTAATATAAATATAATTTTTTCTTTAAAAATTTGAATCTATTATTTCTTTTAATCTTTTCAAATTTTCGTTTAACCCCTGTGGATTTCTGTACATATCTTCTCTGTGTGAGAAGTCTCTGTTTTGCCCTTTGTTTTCAACAAATCCGAATCCTTTATAGAACTGTTTTAACCTTGTTACATTTCCACCGTAGCTGCTTGATGGTGTTAGAGTTATCTTAAACCCATTTTCATCGGCAACCTTAATAAGATCTTCCATAAATTCCGTTCCAAGACCCTTCCCCCTCATTGTATAAGGTACCATGAATCCTGTGAGATATACACGCTTCTCATTACCCTTAATTGTTGGGTAAAGTTCATATCTAACATCTGGATGTCTGGCTCCTAATTGGTCAAAAACGTTCATGTTCTTATAAATACTTAAGATTTCCCATTTATTTCACCAGATTTCACTAAAAAATAGGCTTTATACACCATTTCATGGTGCGGAAGTTTATGATGATCCTTTGAAAACTTAAATTCATCAATTTTTTGTCTCAATTCATCAATGAATCCTTCAGTGAAGGCTTCGTGGTAAATTTCCTCTGTAATCTCTTCATTTGTCATATTTTAGGGGCTTTTTCTTATATATATCGCCAAAACTAATAAAAAATCCCGCTTTTGGCGGGATTTAGTGACCTTGTGAAGATTATTTTATTTTGCTTTTAACAATTCAATTAATTGTTCCTTTGTCAGTGACTGTAAGAATTCATCTGGATCTTGTTTACTCAAATTCTTTTCACCGCATTCTGGACAGAATTTATGGCTCGATTTTAATTTGGTCTTACATTTAACACACCTGTCAATCAAATCCTTCGCTTGAACTGGTTGTTGGCTGTGTGGCATTATTTGCCATTCATCCGTCCATGTGTAAAACCATTCAAAGTTTCCGTTGGTTGATTTTAACTCCTGGTTGCTTTGGCTTCCTTGTTCAACTGAACCAGTTTCCGTCTTTCTCATGCTGTTGCTAATTTCTGTATTAGCAAAACTGTTTGTGAAGAAGGTGTTGTTGATACCTTTAAAGTCAGTTGTGTTATATGTTATTGGGTTGTTGTATTTGTAGTCTGTGTAAATAATCTCACTCCAACCAAAACCCGATGAACCATTAAAGACGGATCCGTATGCTAAACTTCTCGGCCTTGGTTTTGATTCTTTGTGGAATCTTACCGTAACCTTTCCGTTGTTCTGGATCGCTTCTTTGGTTTCCTTATTATTGTTTACCACATAAGTTTCGTAAAGAAACTTCTTCTCGTCATCCAGGAACCTTTCGAGGAATACCCTTTGACCTGGTTTTAGAATGATACCTGAATCTGAAATGGGTGTGCCATTCATTTCAATCATTGCCATTATTTTTTCTTTTGTGGGATTGTAAAGTTCGATCTCGAACTCTGTTTGGTCTTTCATGTAGACCAACTTTCCGTTTTGACGGAGTCTTTGTTTGTTTACTGTGATGAACGCACTGGGCGCAGGTACAGTATTAATGTACGTGTATAACATTTTCCTTATATTTTTTTTGTATTTGGTGTCCATATCGTTGGCATCAATTCCAACTCAAACGCATCCAGTACGCATGGAACCCAATCACAAGGTCTTCAATAAATATATGTAATTTTAAAAAAGTTTCAAGTATTTATCATTAATAACCTCTTATTATGGAAAAGAATATGTTAAACGAAATCGCTAAGATCCGCAAGATGATGGGACTTAATGAAGGTAGAAACATCAGTGGTGTTTACTATGATACAACAATTATGCACGAGTTAGAAAGCGTTGTTGGTGATTTACATAAGATTGCGCCTTATGTTCTTGAGATTGGCCATAGAGTATATGGTAACATTGATGGTGGCATAAGCGTGTATGAAGAAAGTACATTGACTGGTAAGTTTGATAGTGTTGAGGATTTTTTAAAAGGGATCAGATATGGCGCACAAAAGATTGAAAACGAAAGCACCAACGGTGAGATGGGTTACAACCCAAGCCCACTAGGTGAAGACCTTTCTAACAGAAGCGGTAATTTATACATGGAGATAAATGATTTGATCGATGAGAAATACAAAGATCTTGATTACGAAGATGTTGCCAAAATTCTTGAAAATATTTTAAAGGGTGTTAAAGCTCAAGCTTACAGAGAAAAAAACAACATCGGTCCAGTTACACCAGATGAGGTAAAAAAAAACTGGGCTAGTTTAGAAGAGGCTGATTCAAACGAAACGATCGGTATTGTATCTGACAGAGGTAAATTAATGGCTGGTTATTTTAAGGAAGGCCGTTTGGTATCCCTTGGTGATAGAATTTTATTTGACGTTAACGGAAACTTAGTTAAAATGGGTGGCGGTTACCCAAGCGGTGGTTTCAAAGATAAACCATCTGTTGAAGAACTTGAACAAGATATCTGCAAATCTTATGATGAGATACTCGGCATTCTCAAAAAAGACTCCCCAGTGGAAGTACCATTAAACGAAAGTACATACGAAATAATTAAAACAAGTGTTGAGTGTAAACTCTAAAAACATTTATTTTAATAAAATAGTTCCTAATCTTATTAAATGAAAGTATCCATAGTATCTCAATTTAGGGATGAGGCGAAGTTTTTAAAAGAATGGATTGAGTTTCACCTTATGATTGGTTTTGATAATTTTTATTTAATTAATCATTTAAGTGAAGATAATTACCTTGAGGTTTTACAGCCATATATTGAAAGAGGTATTGTACATTTAACTAACCTATCCGTTGAAACCAATAACGGTAAAAACTCATTTGATAATGAAGTTCTTTTGGTAAACACATCAATACCACTTTTTAATAAACTTATACGAGAATCTGTGACCGACTGGTTTATTTTTTTAAACGTTGATGAGTTTTTATACCCAGTTAATAACGGTAACATAAAAAATGTTATTAATACCTTCCCTTCAAATGTTGGTCAAATAGGTGTTAATTGGAGAATGATGGGTAACTCTGGTTACAGACTAAATGATGGTGAGTTAATAACTGAAAAGTTAACAAAATCAAAAATAAAAGATACTGGCGCTAAATGGGATGATCAAAGACACGTGAAGTGTCTTGTGAGAAAAGATGCTTTTGATATATTAACATCAGTTCATTTTTGTAGATTAAAACCAAATTATCTATATGTTGATTCGAACAACAACCCGAGTAATATTAATGAAAAGGCTTACCATACCGATCTTCAGGTTTTAGATAATATGGTTATTAATCATTATGTGTTCAGGGATTTGGATTACACCGAAGTTAAAATTAATACCTACAAATCATGGGGCAGAGAATTCACTAATGAAAAATCATTTAAGTCTCAGTACAATGATGTTGATAATTTTGAGATACATAAATTTCTCCCAGCTTTAAAAGAAAGGATGGGAATCAAATAAAAAAAGGGGCCTAGGCCCCTTTTTTGTTTATCTTAATTACGAATTAAATCTTTTCAAAGTACCCACCAACAACAAAACTGGTTATACCATTTATTGATTGTTTATCGTTAGTAACGAATTTTTCTGGGTCAACCAAACGAAAATCAACAGATACACGTGTATCTTCGGTTGTGTTAATTTTATTACCGTGCATTAAGTTGGCACCGCTAAAAACTAATATCTCACCGTACTTAACATCATATGATCTGTAATCACCAAGATCCTCAATACTCTCACACCAAATGGTGTTTGTGTCATAAGTATCCGTAAAAGGCATCCAAAAGTTAACTTCATCAACACCGTGATTATAGGTTTTGTCCTTATGCCATTCACCAACACCAAGATTATTTACCAGGTGTGCACGGAATGTTGGAATTTTTTGGTAAATAATTGAATCGTAACCAAATTTCTCAGCAAGGTGTTTTACGAACTCAACATATAAAGGGTAAAACTTTTCTTCGAACTTATTATAATAGGCTTTATGCCATCCAGTTGATTGGTCTTTGTCTCTTGATAATAAGTCGTAATTTTCAAGCTGATGGATTTTCTCCAAGTTATCAACCTCTAAGATTTCTTTGACAACTTCTTTAAACGGATACTTTTGGGTATCGTAGACAATTTTGTAAGGTGTGTTAATGTACATAAAAATTTTATTATTTAAAAGTAAATATGTTTAAAATGTGAAAAAAACCCCGTCCAGTGAGCAATATCATATTTTTATATGAGATTTATTAGAATAAAAAGGGGGTGATTACCCCCCCTTCATTAATTCATAAGCCCTTGCTAATCTAGTCATTCCGATCCCCCCACCGAATCTTGGGAAGAAATTAAATTTTAAAAACTCTTCAAGTTCAGCTTCCACACGGTCTTTGCCGAATAATTCGAACAGTTTCCTAGCGTAACCGCCATCTTCGATGGCGTAGAACATCTCTTTCATCTTTTCCACGTCACAGCTTCTCTCTGCGGAGCCGATTGTTTCTTGTCCATACATAATTACATCCACTTTATTAAAGATACCATTCTGATCATGTTTCATATTCCAGAACGGGTTTGTTCTGATTGGGAAGTGTTGAAGTGAAACGATGTTTCCTTTCTCTTTCCACATTCTTGATTCGTGTTCATCTTCCAGAATTGGAACCCCACCGTATTCTTCACATACGTCTTCGTATTGTACTTCATGCATTGAATCACCGAATCCAAGATGAGCCAATAGGTCACCTTCCAATTTGATTAGGTCTTCCATTGTACCTTTTGATTCAAACTCGAACATCGGGAAGATTAATTCGTGTCTACCAGGGATTGGGTTCTTTTCTTCTCTGTAAGATGTTGAGATGCAGAATACACCTTCCCATTCAGGGTTCATTAATAGTTCATGCTCAAGCCACATTTGTCCAGTTTGTGGTAGTGGCCAGATTTCTCCGCTGTACTCAAACGTTTTAACTGAGTGTGGGTTTTCGCATGCGGCAAGGATTGATAATCTTGATTGTGTTGGTACTTCTTTAAATCCTCTTTGGATGAAGAAGCTTCTCATTTTTTGTACCAGCTCGTGGTAAGTTTCTGTGTTTTTCATTTCTTTTTTGTTTTTTTAGGGCAAAAAAAAACCTCTTCAAAAGGAAGAGGTTTTCATTCACATGATTATATTATTTTTATTTTGTTTTTTTCGATGCATCTGGAATAAATATGGGGAATTTATGTAAAGTTCATGGTATTTATATAAAAATACGAGATTATTATGAAAAAACCTATTTTAAATGAAGAAATTAAAAAGATGCGTAAAATAATGGGTCTTAATGAAAATATATTCAATACCGCTCAAATGGGTGGTGTCACCAATTCTAAAGGAACAGCTGGGTATATTGACAATACGAGTAAAATGGATAAAGAGTACGCTGATTCTATCAGATCTAATGACGATTCAAATGAAAGATATGAATTAGATGGTAAAGAAGTTGATATCGCTGATATGGGTCTTGATGGTAGAATGGATGGTAGTTGGGTTGCGAGTAATTTATTTTGGAAAGGTGAGGATATGGACTTATCTGATGAGGAGTGTGAAAGATTTTCAAAAAAATACCCAGAGTTAATCGAAAAAGCGCTTGAAAGTTACGAAGGCCCAGATGTTTATGAAGCTATTGACCCAGAAGAAAAAATGGTTTCTTTTGATGATTTAATATCACAAGAGGATCAAGCTATGATCGATGCTCATGATGAGGAAGAAGCTAACAAATACGCTTCAAAAAATTACGATGATGTCGAGTCTGGTGCAATCGATGAGGATTGGGGTGGTTCTGATCAAGGATACATGAATAAAACGATCCATGATAGCCTCAACCAACCAACAGAGTTTAGTTTTGGGATGTTTGATGATTTAAAAAGTGCTGCTGGGGAAGCTGTGGATGATTATTGGAGCGATTGGGAAGAATATAAAACTGATAGGGATAGTTTAGTTATGAAAGCTATGAGATTATATCTAAGAAGATATTTTCCAGAATGGTATGAAAATGTGTCAAAAATGTTCTCGTAAATGAAAAAAGAAATATTAACAGAAGAAATAGCTAAGATACGTTCAATGATGGGCTTGAATGAAGACCAATTGGATATGTTTGCTGGTACAGATGATGAAGCGCCTGCTGAGGATTCTCATATAGGTAAAAGGGTTATGGTATACTATAATCTCCATAAAAAAACATTCTCAATTCAATATAAAAGTTTAGTAATAGCACATGCTGATTATGTAAAACTTAAAAATGTTGAATTTAGAGTACGCCAAGGCGGTAAAGAAAAAGTTAGAGCTGAGATGTCAAAGAATGTGCACGCATTCGTTATTGGTGATTTAATTGATTTTAAACCATATCAATCAACAGACATTCCATCACCAAGTAGTTCAAAATCAATAACATACGATCCTTACAAATATGATACCTTTGTTTACAAAGATTCTGAGGAACCCGTTACAAATGCTCGTGAAGTTGAGATGATCAACAAACCTGGTGGTAAAATTTTTCAAATAAATGAAATAGTTTCATTAAACGAAGAGGGTATTTCATACGACCCATCAAAAATTGATGAATTCGTTGCTGAGGCAAAAAAAGATATCCAGATGGGCGTAGCATTGATCGAAAAATTTGGATCAGCTGTGGTTAATTCATCACTTGTTAGCATTTTTGAAAACTTGGAAAAGATGAAAGCCGCCCAAAAAAAAATGGATGAGAGTCAAAAATATCTTGAAAATAAATATAACAAGTTTTATAACATCGTTGAGATGTATGAAGTCGGTGAATATCCAGATAATGTTAGTGAGTTAGATGACCTGGCGAATCAATTGGATAATCACGCTATGACAATTTATCAGTTATCAGATACTTTTGAGGAGCTTATTAATATGACTGAAAAAATCAGTAGGTATAACGAAGAATTATTTAAAACTCAAACAATAAACTAAATTGAGTAATAAAGTTGTAGCATATAATAGTGGCACTGTAACAGCCTATGGTACTAAATACGGTAACAATGAAGTTGGTACGGTCGCTAATAACTATAGGGTGAACACTGGTGGTTTAACTTGGTATAATTCGCCTTCCTACAGCAACGACTATGTAATGATCTCTAATTCGTATGATCTTGGTTTTAGTACACAGGGTAATGCAAAACCTTTATTTTGGGTTGCGACATCTGACGCTGATTTTTTGGCGATAGTAAATAGGTTAAACGACAGACGTGGTATGACTTTATTAGATACAGTTGCAGCTGCTGTAACGTGGGTTAACGATAGTAATAAATATTATTTAATTAATCAACCAAGTAGCGTACCCTCTGCTCAATTTTATTATGATCCAGGTAATGTTTTATCATATACAGGTTCTGGAACAACTTTAAAGAACATAGGTTTAATTGGTGATATAACTGGTACACAAGGAACCTTAAGTGGTGTTGCTTATGACGGTGCGACAGCTGGTGGGGTTTTTAATTTTGATGGTGTGAGTGATACCATAACCTTTGGGCAATATGATTTTGGTAATAACATAACCGTAAATGCTTGGGTTTATCCAAGAACTGAGGCTAGTATTAATAACTTAATGTCCAATTGCGGTGCCAATACAGCCACAAATGGATTTAAAATGTCCTGGAATAACTGGACAACAACAAACTATACGATGAATTTTGAGGCTGGTAACGGTTCTGTTGGTAACACAACATCGACAGCTAGTAATACAGTTTCTGTAAACACATGGCAAATGTTAACGTTTGTTTTTAATAAAACAACACCATCTATAAAATTTTATAAAAATGGTACTGAAATCGCCACTGCCAGTGGTGGTTCGCCAGTTAGTAATATCGGTATGAACAACAGTAACTGGTGGATGGGTGCTATTGGTGGTAATTCTTATCAAATGAACGCCAATATGGGTATATTTAAAATATGGAAATCAAATATAACGGGTGCTGAAATATTAGCGGAATATAACGAAACAAAATCAAGATACGGTCTTTAACGATAAAAACAAAGAGTTTAATTAACATTAAACAATAATAAGATATTTATAGTAGAATTAAAAAAGAAATATAATTAAGATGATAAAAGATGTAGCTTATAATACGGGTGGTACCATATCGGGAACAACTCAGGTTAATGATATCGCAATTGCGACAGATAATAATCCAGACTATACGGAAGGTAGTTGGGTTGGTGGGGTTGATAACAGTGATGGTTATGTTATTGTTAGTGACACAACAAGTGCTAATTTAGTTGGTAGAACAACTGGTGGCGGTACTGGTATCGCACAATCCAACACACCAACGTTTTGGAAATCGGATGGGTTAACTGACCAAGCTTTAATTGATTTGATTAATAAATTACCTGGTTCAGCTGGTAATTACTCAAATGTTACAGCCGCTAGAAATGCTTTAGCATCTTCTTCTTTTGCCATTGTAAATGATTATACTGGCGGTGGTGGATCACCTACAGGATATACAATAACAATAATGCAATCAGGTAATAATGTTGTTGTTAACGGTAGTGGTTCCCTTAATATTGATGGCTTAATATATGTGGGTCAATCTCAAGGTCCTGGTCAGGGTGGTCTTGGTGCTGGTTCGGCTACTTTCATAATTGGTGGTACCACTTATTTTGATCAGTATAGCGGGTCAACAATTAATACGCCAGCTAACTTTGGTTCGGGTGGTGCATCCGCTTCTTCAGGTACAGGTGGTCCTATCGGTGTTATTTTTGATGGTGCACCACCGTATTTAGTGGTTGTCCCAACAGGGTATACATCTGGTCAGTCTATTTCAGGTAGTATGACATTTAACAATACAACAATATCAGCTTTAAATCTAACAGAAGGTACATACAATTATACATGGGGGGCTGGTGCAAATGCGAGTGGAATAAGTATGACAATTGGTGGAACTAGCGGTACATCTGGTACTTCAGGAACTAGCGGATCTGGTGGCGGGGCTGGATGGTTATTCTATAGTGACGAAGGTAATATAAATGCACTTGCTCCAACAGCAGATGGTAATGCTATATTCCTAATAAACGGTTCACCTAAAGTTGAAACATATAACCCAAATAAAACAAATGGTGTCAACGAAATTTATTTCAACTTAAGTGATAGCGCTGGTACTGATTATACAACTCAATTTACCGCATTACAAACTAATGGCGGTACAATAACTATGACACAGGGTGTCAATATCGCAACATATACGAGTGTAATACCAGGTACGTTCTTTGTTGATGGTGCGTCTGGATTCTTCGTAATGCAAACGGGTCCTGCTACACAAACAGTAACAGCAGCTTCACCATTTGTTAGTGGTGTTCCAATAACACTTTCATTCTCATAAAAAAAGGAGCTTTTAAGCTCCTTTTTCATTTTCTTTAATTATCAACTCCCCCAGGACTTCCATTTTCCCGAGTAGCTCTTGAAAATCTATTTGTTCAATACCCATATCACTTTTTGTGGATGTGTATAGTTTTTCTAACAAATCTTTGTATTCTTTTTTAGCGTCTTCCATATCCAACTCACCTTTGGAAGCTTTTTCGTAATATTCTAATTTCACTTCGAAATGGTGATAGGTTAATAACGCAGCACCACCTTTTTCTTTGGCGTTACTAGCAATTGTTTCAGCACCACCCAATCTTGTCTCAGCGAATGATTCAAGTTTTGTTGAGTCATCTTCGGCTAATTCAATAGGATTAGCTCTACCATGTGTTGTTCTTACACTAGACGGTGCAACACCGATAGGGTTAGCTGGTCCGCTTCTAGCAACACCGCTATCCCATTTACGTTTAGTTTTACCAGTAGGGTTTTGTGATTGTGGTGTTGACCCATCTTCATTTAAACCCATCATGGATTTTATACGTGATATTTGTTCGTTAATGTTTTGCATGTGTTATAGGAAAAATCTTTCGTAAGTTGCTTTATATAAATATTGTATTTCATTATTTAATGATAATGTGTCATCACCATAAAATCTAATCATAGCTATTTCATGTGTTGAACCAAATGTTGGCATTGAACTGTCTATGGTTGTACCATTTGCCGTGTAACAACCAATTGTTGCTGTTTCTTGATGTGTACCAACAATAGCGTTACCAACAATAGGTATACCATTTAACGTGAATTCAGCACCGTTAACCCAACATCTTATCCCAATACCAGCGCCAACTTGTTCATAAGAAACAAAAATATGATTCCACACACCAGCATTAAGAATATTACTAATTGAAACTTGAACTTGACTACCGTTTGAGTATGCATAAACAGTACCATTGTTTATAGTAACACCGCAAGCGATTTGACCACTAGACCAACCTCTTATAAATGCTGGAATTGAAACACCAGCTGTGTTGTCAGCGTTTTTAATCCAAAATTCTATACCCATTGTGCTACTTGTTGATGTTATAGGTGCGACAGTATTAAAATAATTAATACCAATCAATGGTTTTGTGTTAAGGCCTGTAAAAGCGCCTGTTGTGTTAAAGTTAACATTAGGTACGCCAGCTGGACATATAAAAAGAGTGGAGTCGTTGTGGTATGATATATCGTAAAAAGCATTTGACGATCTATCCCAACAATCTATAAAGTATGGGTCTATAACTAATGATGGATTTAAATACGTACCATCCCCATAACCAGAAGGGAATGGAAAACCTGGATGTAATAAATTATGGTATGTCAAATAACCATTACCTGGTCCATGTAACTCGTTTAATAAATTTAAATAAGAATTGTACGTACTTCCAGTTAAAGAAACAGTTGGGAATAATCTTATTAACATATCCCTTAAATCGTTTTGGGTATCAGCAACATAAAATTTAGGATGTCTGTCAACATCTGTTGTTGATGTCATTGTAACGACATATTTGTTAGACCCATCAACAGATGGGTGAATGGTATCTCCAACATAACCAACTGGGTAAGCAAACCCTGGGGGGTCTGGGAATATGTCTGCTATTGGTAAATTCTTTTCACTAAATAAGATCATAGCGGTATCACCGTTATTACCCCTTTGTTTATATATTATATAGCTCGGGTACCCGTTTTCGTAATATTGGTTTAGATCCTGATTATAATTGTCATTTACAACGTAATATCTTTTTGATGTGCCTGCCATTGTTGTTTTATTTAATTGTTGTTTTTATTTTCTTCTTCGTGTTTATAATTAAAATAAGTACTTTCTATATCAAAAAATTTATCGTCATCGCTTAAAGCCCTATAACTTGTATAACTTATTAGTAAAACAAACTCAAAAAATAAGGTGTAAATTACTGGGTGCCAATCTAACGGATTTACTTTACCGATAGTAAGGGCTAAAATACCGTATACAAAGCCGCATTGGAATATCATCAAAACCAAAAAGGGTATTATGTATAAACGGATAAACTCTTTCATTTTAGTTAATATAATTCGTTAGCTCATACCTACCAGATTCCATTCTATATAAAGATATCTGTAACATTTTTTTAACTGGCATACCATCCTTCATTAATTCAACGCTGTAACTAACGGTTTGACCATAAGCAACATGTTGTGGTGTTATACTTTCAAAGTTAGCAACATAGCCTTTTTGAGCTGCGTATTCTTTAGCCGATTCTAAAGCACCAGCTTGTGTTTCAAAATACGTTTCTTGTTGAAATTTTTTACCCTCACCCATTTCTTCATTTTCATAAACTGGACCTTCTGCACCACCTCTTGTTTCCATGAAAGATTTTTCTTCTTCTCTGATACTTAAATCATCTAAAGCGTCTTTGGTACCCTCAAAACCTGGAATTTCATCTGTATTTTCTTCTGGTTCTCCGAACATATCATCACAAAGTGATTGGGCGACTGATTTGAAATCAATATCATTTTTACCACTACCCATATTCCAAATATGTTCTAACGCATTTGCAAGATAATCAACCCTATTATCAGAATCAACTCTAGCGTCTTCTTCCATAGCAAGATCCCATCCACCAATTGCAGACTCTTCATTCTTTTCAAAAGTTTCTGGATCTCTATCCTGACTATTAGCAGTTGCGTAATAAATTTTTTCACCTTTTTTGTCTCCGTATTGGTCTTTGAATTTATTAAGGACTTCCGTATTTTCATCAGTCTCTTCTTCTCTCATTGAACCAACTATGTCTGAAGGAGAAAGTTCTTTTATGGCATCTTTACCATAATTAATTTCATAGTCATCATCTTCTGGTGACATATTTGTAACCTTACCACTTGGGCTAGTATGCTTAACACCCATCATTTCTTGCATTCTGGTAAGTTCTTCGTTTAAGGTAATTTTTTTCATAAAAGCTTTTATTATAAATACTTTTATAAACGAAAAAAAGACAGTACTGGTAATTAAAATATTGAGTCGTCCTAGCTGGACTCGAACCAGCGGCCTTCTGCGTATCAGGCAGACGCTCTAACCAACTGAGCTACAGGACGATAAATTAGATTTTGCTCAATAAACTTGTTTGGTTTATCGTTACAAAAACAGGTTTATTGTACCTTCAGAGAGACTCGAACTCCCAACCTTTTCGTTCGTAGCGAAACGCTCTAATCCATTGAGCTATGAAGGCAAATAATAGGTCATTGTTACAATATCTTTCACCCACTTTCTTGGCAGGGTCTCCATCATGGGTTCCGTTAACTGATATCTATTTTATAACCCCTGACGGAACAAACGGGGTAACCTATTTTGGGTGACTGGTGGGTTTCGATCCCACTACCTCTTGAATCACAATCAAGTGCTCTCCCGATTGAGCTACAGACACCATGTATGGTAGCGAGAGGGAATTTCGAAATCCCGACCTTTCGGATATGAGCCGAATGCTCTTCCTCTGAGCTATCTCGCCATTTGGTTGTCCCTTCAGGACTCGAACCTGAATTCTCTGGCTCAAAACCAGATGTGCTGCCATTACACCAAAGGACAATATAGTGGAGCTAATGGGACTCGAACCCACATCCTCTTCCTTGCAAGGGAAGCGCTCAGCCAATTGAGCTATAACCCCATTAATTTTGTCGAAGGTTTATCTGTCTTAGACAATGGTCTAACAGATATTGTTCAACATTTGGTATTTTCCTTAAGAAGTCATACTCATATGAGTAACAGAGTATTTCTTCTCTTGGTGATTCTTGAACACCCCTATATCTAAGATAAAGGTGTAAAGATTCGTGCACAATAACAGCCGCTAGATTGTTTAAGGATTTAGCCCTAGCATCTGTCGATGATATTATTATACTTCCTTTTGTATCTTTAGAACCCTCGTTTGTTGAGTAGTTCCCAGACCAAAAAGTTATTTTATTACAAACTCGTAATACGAGTTTATATGCGGTGGTATCTGTTTGCTTAATAATCACCAAAGCGCTATCAGCTCTTAGATCCCAACCATCCCCAGCTTTATCTATCACAATTTGTGATTTACAAATCGTTGTGGATAAAACCATTACGATCATTAATATTAGTTTCCTCATATTAATAAATAGTGCCAGCAGGTGGACTCGAACCACCGAACTCGAATGAGAGCGGGTTTACAATCCGCTGCAATTGCCGCTATGCGATACTGGCAAGTTAGGAAAGAGGAAGATGGTTCAGTGGACATCCTCTTTTACGATCGGCATTACTTAGGTGAATACCTGCAAACTCCGATCACACCAGTCAGTATTCACTCTCGAACTATTGATGTGATCATTCCCCAATCAACCTTTGTACACCCTATAGGACTCGAACCTATGACATCTGCCATGTAAGGGCAGCGCTCTACCAACTGAGCTAAAGGTGCATGTGTACCCCTGGCAGGACTCGAACCTGCAATGCTTTCGCTCTGGTTTCTAAGACCAGCGGCTATACCATTCGCCTACAAGGGCATTTAGCACGGATACAAGGATTCGAACCCTGAACTGTGGTTTTGGAGACCATTATGATACCATTTCACCATATCCGTGTATATTTGAGTATAAGGTTGGAATCGAACCAACACCGTTGGTTTTGCAGACCAACCGACCACCACGATCAACTTATACGTTTGTGTCCCCGACAGGACTCGAACCTGTGACTCCCTCATTAAAAGTGAGGTGCTCTAACCAACTGAGCTACGAAGACATTGTGTCAGGATAGCTGGATTCGAACCAGCGATCCCCTGCGTCCAAGGCAGGTAGGGACGACCTGACTCCCCCATATCCTGAATTAAGTAGCGTAGACAGGACTCGAACCTGCACTATGTCCTCATCCCAAATGAGGCGGCCTACCAATTGGCCAACTACACTATTTTTAAAATTACCAATACGTCAAAGAACTACAAAAAAAAACCCTGAACTTGTAGGTTCAGGGCTTTGTGTTTTCTTAGTTTTAGTTTTATTTCTATAACATCATGAAAATACTTGGTCTGAACCTGATACGGCACGAGGATACCACTGGCACACTGCCATCGGTTTAATCACTGCGATATGAAGGTTCATATTTTTCATTTTTATGTTATTGTTATAATTAGTACAAAATTAAGCAAAGTTTCTGAAAAAAACAAGTTTTTTCAAAAAAATTTTATTTTTTTTATTTTTTGGTGGCCCTAACGGGGTTCGAACCCGTGACTGTGAGATTTAGAGTCTCCTATGTTGCCGCTACACCATAGAGCCATTTTAGAGGTTGGAGATGGATTCAAACCACCGTAAAAAATCTTGCGGATTTTTACCTATTCTCTCGGTCATCCAACCATTTGCTACGTTAACCATTATCCTCTACGTAGCCTTGAGGTTCCAACCTTATGTTGGTGCGCTGTTGTGGTGGGATTCGAACCCACATGGATTTAAAGACCTAATCTCCTACTACTCGTGTCTGTAGTATGTCCGCCAGTTTCCCCCATTCTACACTCTTTTGGGTACTGACCAGCACGTATACCAATTTCGTCACACAACATCCATTGAGTCTTTAACTCAACTGGACTACAAAACTAGGACAAATTTATTTACTATCCAAATTTTCTTGAAGATTTTTTTCATAATCCTCTTTTTTTGTCTTCTTTTTTGGGGTATAATCTCTCTTAACTCGTTCTTTTTCAACTCTTTTCTTAAGATTTCTATCCTGAAAATAATTTCTCAGTTCTTGAGAAGTTTCTTCATAGATGGTTTTGATCTCATCAAAAAGTTTAATTTTATCCTCATCAGTCAATTTGGTTTTTACTCTTTTACAATCATACCATTCTCTTGAATAGCGTTTGTGTTCGATGCATTCACCTAGTATTTTGTGAAGTTTATTTGAGAAAGCTGATTTAATCATCATTGTTGGGTTGTGTTTTGTGTTTTTCATTTTTAATAAATTTTAGCGTTAATTATGTTATTTTGTTCCTCAATCATCAAGTTGGCCTTGAATTTTATACTCCCTTTAGTATGAGGGTTATCAGGAGTTTCCTTTGTTGAGAACCCCACACCAGGGGATACATCAATATGGTTAACATAATAGGTGTCGCCACGACACTTCACAACCCACATGGGGATTGTTGGGGTTTCGAGATGTTTCTTATTAAAGTGAAACACGATCTCTTCTGGTTTTTTTGTAATCTACTTCATAATCGTTGATTTATTGTTTATTATAAGATTTTAATGCCAATGGTATAGACGAAGTTAATTTACTCGCCTTTTCACTTCCTTGAAAAGCAATAGCTGTCATCTCGTTACCAAGATCTGGTTCGAGAAAATAAGATATGGGTATGTCATGCATACACATCTTTTCCAGTAAAGTTTTTAATTGATTTTCGTTTTCAACGGACAAACAGATAAGATAGTTATTGTTCCATTGATTAGCTTGATCAGGATAGTCAAGCATGAATTGCGCTAAAGCGTGACTCGCTTGAGCAATTTGGTAACCTGGTGCTAAGTCCTTTCTGGTTACGATGATTAATTTGTTAATCTAGTAGTTTTTCATATCTTTTATAAATATGCTACAATATTAGTAAAGTTTTTTGGAAAAAACAAGTTTTTTTAAAAATTATTTTTAATAATCATCAAAATCATCATCTTGATCATTTTTTTCGTTACTATAATAACCCTCTTCAACATCAGTCATTATAGTCTCTATCTCATATAAAACATCATCTATTCTACCAAAAATGTTTTCAGAAACATCATCTTTAAAATTTTCGTTATCAATTTCTTCCAGCTTATCTTGTTGTTCATCAGCTAATGTTGTTAACTGATTTTTTAAATCTTTCAAGTATTCAAAAGTAATTTTATTCATAATCTTTTTTAAACAATAAATATTAGGGTTTCGGGTAAAAGTTAGGGCCGTTTTAATACTTTTTTTTTTAAAGTAAATGGTTTTTTTATGATTTTTATCTATTTATTAATATCAAAACAAAACAACATGAAAAATTTATTTTTAACGCTAGTGCTGGCGTTATTAGCCATTACGGGCTATGCACAAACAACTGCACCATCGAGTGGTAATTGGGTTATCGTTGACTCTTCTTACAATGTTGGTCCGCAGTCACAAGGTTTCACTTTAGCTAACCTTTACTATGACAACACAACAACGACTAAAATCGCTGGTTTACAGTTCCGTGTGTTCTACGACAAAGTGGCTTTTGGTGGTGCAAAACCAATCGTATCTTTATTGTACAGTACTTCTGATCAGTATATGCAATATGTTGCGGATTCGGTAAATGGTAACATCACCGTTACGTTAGCTTATACAGGTACGAACAACTCTTTTACATACGCTAACGGTGCGGCATTTCAGATCAAATTCTTTCACCAAGCTGCAACCGCTTTCCAAGCTTTAACTAGTATTGATAGTTTAAAGGTGACTGGTACTTTAACGTTTCCCTCATATGCGTCAACAATAGCTGGTATTGATACAACCTTATCTTTACACAGTTATGGTGGTGAGTTCAAAATGAATAGATTAAAATACCATGGTAGATTTACAAACGTAACTGGTTCTGGCTCTAAAAATATCACAATTGCTTTAGAAAAAAGACCTAAAACATCAACGGGTGCCTGGACTCAGGTTAAACTTGATACAACTGACATTACTGGTTATTTTGCCTTCGATGAAATCTTAGATACAACTTATTGGGATGCTCACTTATACGTTAAAGGTGATACAATGGCTGTGGGTAACACAGTATCTGTTGCCGATGCACAAAAGGTTAATAAATTTGTTATAGGTGAAGAAACCCCAGCTGGATTTGATTTCTACGCTTCTGACGTGAACGGTTCTTACGGTATTACAATCGCTGACGTATCGGCTATCTATGGTCGTTTAGCGGGTAGATTCTCAGTGTGGCCAAACTCTGTTCAGGATGTTAGATTCTTTACAGTTTCACAATATAATACCATTAACGGGTCTTCAACTAACTACACATCAACTATTGCTGGTGTAACTAATTTAACATTTGATATTATCGCTGGTCAGCCAGACTCAGTAACATTCTATGTATTAGGTGGCGGTGATGCAAACGGTACTGGTTTCCATATGGCTCGTACAATTCCTATTGAGATCTTAAACCCTAGTAAGACACCTCAATACATTATCGATGAAACTGTTGAGTACGATTTTCCAACCGCTACAATCGAAATTAATTTACCTAAAATCGAAATTACTGAAGGTAGTTTATTAAACGTACCAATGAAAGTTTTAACACAAGGCGACCAAGTTGGTTCAATTCAATTAGCTTTAGCCTATGATAACTCTTTATTAGAGTTTAAAGGTATTAAAACAGAGGAAAAATTTATGAATTGGATGTCATTTTTAAATCCAAATAATGGTATCGTTGAGTGGGCTGGCGCTGATATGAGTAGAAACGAATATTTGGCTAATGATGGGGATATTGTTTTAACGTTACAATTTACAGCCTTATCACCACAAAGTACTTGGAATAATAGCCCTTTATATGTTATAAGAAAATATGCTGGTGATGCAAACGCAACTGATTTGAGAATTACACCAACAAATGGTGTTGTTAAAATATTCAGAATTAATGGCGGTGCTGTAACAACAAAAGATTGTGAAATAATTGTGTCACCTAATCCAACAGAAGGTTTAGCTCTTGTTAGTTTTAGTGTACCAGAAGATGGTGAAATAAACGTTGGGTTTTACGATGCGAGCGGCAAATTAGTACACACAGTTTTTAGTGGTAAAATGTATAAAGGTAAATATCTTTATCCAGTTGATTTAACTAATGTTATACCTGGTACATACTACGGTATTTTAAGAACACAAAATGATATTAAAACAAATAAAACAATAAAACTAAACTAAAATTTAAAACAATGTCAGAGGAAACAAATGTACCTGAATCAGACGGAACATGGTCAGGTTTAAAGAAAACGATCATCGGGGTTATCACAACAGCTATAATGGCTGGTGGGACCTATTTCACAACCACATTATTTGGTGGTGGTGAGGAAGAAACAAAAACGGAACAAGCGGCTCCAGCTGCACAACCCGCAATCAATATAAGTGTTGATAACTCTTCTAAAAATAATGCTGGTGGCGGTACCAATACTATTATTAAGGAAAAAACAACTGTTGTTGAAAAAGCCACACCTGTTAAAGAAGAAAAACCAGCTAAAAAATCAGAAACTGAAGATAGTCCTTGGTAATGAAAAAAGAGATAAAAATAAAAAAAGAAAAGAAAACTAATATGAAAATTAAAGAAACATTAAAAAGTTTTACTAGCGCACCTGCGCCTGTACAAGTTGAGGATAAAAACAGATTCTATTACATGTTACAACAAATGCAAGCTAATAGATGGAGAATAACTGGAATTGTATTATTCTTATTCTTTTTCATCGTAGCTGGTATTAATTCAGCTGTTTTCTTCGGTGTATCAATTGGTGAAGATTGGAAAGAAATGTTATTAATCTTATTAGGTGCTTTCGTTGGTAACTTAAATAAGGTTGTTGACTACTGGTTCAACTCAGAAGATAGAGACAAAATGTTGATCCAAAAAGTTGACGAGGAAGATGGTGTTTCTTTATCAAACACAACAGAAGTTTAATATGAAAAAATTATTATTCATTATATTGCCAATAATATTCTGTGCTTGTAAAACCCAAGCACAGACTATTGGTAGTGTTAAAACCGAAGAATATAAGGCTAGTTTTGAGCAAACTCAATCTATTGATGTTGTCTCAAATTATACCGACACGATCAAATACCCCATCCAGTTATTAAAAATAGGGTTCACGGAAGAACTTTATGAGATGTACCCTGAATTAAAAGATAAAAGAGTTGGTTTAGGTGTAACCAATATTGTAATCGAATTTCTGGAAATGACTAACAGATTTGTCTTTACTGAAGATAAATTAGAAATTAAAGAAAGAATGGTTAACCAATTTAAAGCATCTGATAAGGGGTTTACTGAAAACAAAGTTGATGGTAGGGGTAAAGTTAAATTAGCGAAGTATTTTGTTTACATTGAAGTTTACGACTTTAGTGTGTCTGAAGATGAGGTTGTTAAAGTTAATGGTAAGGCTACCGCAACACAAACAACCAGATTGGGTATGCAAGTTAAATTTGTTGATGCCGAAACTGGTGAAGTTATAGTTGGTTCTGGTTTGGGTGAAGCTAAAACAGTTAAAATGTCAACAATTCTAGATGATGTGGATGAAATCAAATTTAATCAATCAACAATAGGAACATCAACTAAAAAGGCTTTAGAAACTGCATCTTCTAGAGTTGTTGTAAAATTAATTAAAAAAGGTTTATTCAAGAACTAAAACGTGCGTGAGAATAAAATTGATTATAGTTATTTTTGTGTCTTTGCTATGCAACATAGCGAGTGCTCAATCATTTAATTATTCTTACACCGACCCTTGCAATGGCAAGGTATATAATATATCAATTCCTTACGGGCAAAATCAAATAGCTGTAACGTACTACGGTCAAGTGGGTACCTTTACAGCTAATGATTTTAATAACGGTGTCTTTGACAACTGGGCGGCTGGTGTTTTCAATCAATTCCAAAACGCTTCACCATGCGGGAGTATAGGTACCGCTGTTACTGTATCGCAAACCCAGAGCACAGCTTTAAATGTGGTTAGTATATTTGGTGCTTTATCGGCTATTAGTGATATGGCATCTAGTGGTACGGGTAACATAATGGCAGCAGCTGGATCGGTTACTAGTGTTGGTGGAAACGGTGATGGTGGTAAAGATAATAAGGATAATAAAAACTCTTCTAGTGGGGGAAACCAATCTGGTGGGGGGTCACAAGGACAAACACAATCTAATGGAAATAATTCAAGTGGATCTAGTTCATCTGGTACTACTACTGGAAATAATAATGGTGGTGGTAGTTCTGAAACTACCACAGGTACAAGCACAAGTGGTGGAAACACTACAGGGTCTGGTGAAACAGGTGGAACGGGTAACACCAACACTGGTGGTGGTTCTACTGGTGGTTCAGGTGGTACCACCACAAGCTCTACAGGGTCTGGTGGATCTGGTGGTAATGGTTCAACAGGCAATCAAACACAAACCACCGAAGAAAAAAAATCAGATGCTGTAGGTGGTACAACAAACGCTGTAAAAAGTGGTAGTAGTAGCGGTAACGGTAAGGGGTCAGCCACAAGTAAAAACGGTGGTAGACCATCAATACTTATGAGTAGTGACTTAGTAGGTTTTCAATTTAATGAGGGTGAGGTTAGTAAAGGTTCAAGGGTCAATGCTGGTTATTCATCTGTAAGATATGATGGTCTAAGATCACACGGTATTATGCTCGATTATACATCTTCAATACAAGGCGGTAACATCACTGGTTATTACGCCTGGATAAATCGTAAAGCCATTACATTACTTTCTAATACAATTACAATTGGTTTTGCTGGTAGTGGGTCTATGTATAACACCATCGCTTTTGGCCAGATGAGGAGTATTAAAAAGTTTAAAGCTGTTTACATGGTTACAGCTTCGGGTGGCCAAATTTATAAAGAACCTTATTATGGTTCGGCTGCAATTGTTGGTGGTAATAGGGATTTTAAAGTAGGAAAGCGCCTTGATATTAAAACAATGGCTCTATTTGTTTACGCACCATTTGTTAGATATTACGATGATGCTGTTTTAAAATCACCATTTGTTGTTTTACCGATTGTTGGTATGAACTTAGGTGTGACAAAAACATTTAAATTAAATTTTAATTTTGGTGGTGCTTATTCTCTCGGGGATAACGTATTAAATTATACAGTAATGATGGGTACAAGATTAGCGTTATGATGAAAAGGTTTTTTTTATTCTTGGTTATGTTTATTTGTTGTACGAGCATTGTTAACGCTCAAGCAACTAGCATAACTGTTGGCGGTACCGCTTCGAGCCTATCCGTTTCATATAACACAGCCACTGTGGTTGACGCTAATTTAACAATAACCGCTAATGGGAACATAACTGGTTTCAGGGTACAAATATCGCAAACATATACATCTGGGGATGTATTAACTTACACAGGTACTTTACCGACTGGTGTAACAGCAAGTTGGAACTCAACGACAGGTATATTAAGTTTTAACGGTACGACAACAGCCGCTAACTGGCAAACTCTTTTAAGAACTGTGACGTTTAAATCAACAACAACAACTTGTTACGCAAACCTAAGAAGAATAACATTTGTCGCTGGTACGGTTTTTTACAACCCGTTAACAGAACATTTTTATGAATATGTAGCGTCATCTGGATCTTGGACAAGTGCTAAAAGTTCAGCTGAAAATCGCTCTTATTTTGGTAGGGTTGGTTATCTAGCCACAATGCTATCTGAAGCTGAGAATAATTTTATCTGGAAATTAATGTCTTCAGATGGTTGGTTTGGCGGTTCAGATGAGGTTGGTCAGGTAAATGCGGCAAAAGGTACAACAGCTTTTGCATCACAAGCAGCAGTGGAACAAAAATGGCACTGGGTTACTGGCCCCGAGAAGGGAACGCAATTTTCTAACGGTAGTACAGCGGTTACAGGTCAATACGCAAAATGGGCTGGTGGGGAACCAAACAACGCTGGTGGGGAACATTACGCACAATTTTATTCAGCAAATAGTGGTTCATGGAATGACTTACCAAATACAAATTTACCTGGTTATATTTGTGAATATGGTGATATGCCTGGTGATCTAACATCAAGTGTAACAATATTCACAAGACAAATAAATGTGGGCAACGGTTCCACTGGTACTATTAGTGGCGGAGATATAAACGTTTGTTCTGGTTCAAATAGTACGGTGTTAACTTTGAGTGGTATGACTGGTAGTGTTGTTAGGTGGGAATCATCCTTTGATAACTTCTTTACCGCTGGTACAACTATATCCAGCACATCAACCAGTATAACAATATCAAATATAACAAAGACAACTTATTACAGGGCAATTGTTAATTCAAGTAGCCCAGTTACTTGTTCATCGCTATCCTCTTCTAGTGTGTTTTTATCGGTAAAACCAACTAATTCTGGTACCGTATTCGCTGCAAACAATACCATATGCGCTGGTGGTGTTGTTGAGTTAACGCTATCTGGTCAACAGGGTAACATTAATAAATGGCAAAAATCTACGGATAATATTAATTGGACTAACATAACCAATACAACTACAGCTTTAACGGAAACAATATCATCCGCTGGAACATATTACTACAGAGTAGAGGTTCAGACACCTAATTGTGGTAGTGCGGTTTATTCAACTAGTAAAACCATCAGTGTTATAACAGGTACCCCACCAACAGGCGGTTCCGTATCATCAGCCGTACATACCAGCACAACTAATTCTGGTACACTAACTTTAAGTGGCTATACTGGTACAATAGTAAAATGGCAAAGATCGGTTAATAACGGAGTTACATGGACGGATATTGCAAATACTGCGGCAACCTATACATACAGTAATCAGACTGACGCAACTTTATTCAGGGCCCAGTTACAAAGTGGGACTTGTGGTTATACATACTCAAACAATGGTATTATAATCGTAAACCCATTTGCTTATTCGGGATATGTATATAACACTGAAAATATTGGGGTATCTGGTATATCTGTAAAACTATACTATAAGATTAAAACTCAAACAAACTACACATTATATGGGACGTATACAACAGATGCTAATGGAAAATACACAATAACAACAAATGAAAGCGTTAATTTAAATGATTTTAGGTTGATTGCTGGTGAGAGTATCACCGTTTTACTACCCAGTATTACTGATGCTCAGTTTTTTAACCAAAAGTTATTAACCCAATCTTTTAATGCGAGAGATTATTACAGAATGGATGTAAATGGAAACGATATGTTAACAATAACAGATGTTGTTCTGGTGTTTCAAAGAAATAATAATATATTACCAAGCTGGTTAAATTTAACCCCTAATTATAGGTTATTTACATCAGCACAGTGGTCAGTGATTAACGGATCTAATAATAATTTAAAAACAACCTATACTGGGGCTCAGTCACTTATGGTTGATAATTTAACCCATAACGGGACTTCAAATTTTTATATAATAAAAACAGGTTATAAACAATAAAATTATGAAACAGTTTATTTTAGCGCTCATATTTGTACTAATAGTACCAGTATCAGCTTTTTCTCAAACTTGTGTTAAGGTAGATTCAGTTTACAGCACAATGAAAATAAAAGAGTTTAAAGATAGGAATATCTTATTCGGGGTTAAACAAATAACCGAAGAGGTGTTATCCGAAAAGTATTCATTATGTGAACAAAACGCTATACCAGTTATGGTTGAGATTACTAGAGTTGGTACACCGTCAACAACTTTCAGAATCGCTGGTGTTGGTGCCGCTACAGAAACAACTCAAATATTATTGAAACTTCATTTTGGTGAAACGGTTGTTGATGGTATTGGCGAGTCAGCTACAACAGCTAGCTACGCTTTTATTGAACTAAAAGAAGGTAAAGTGCCATTTAGCAAATCATCAATAGGTATTGCTATGAAAAAAGGTATAATTGATGCAGTTAGTAAACTATAATATGAAGTATTTTATAACAGTATTATTAGTATGTTTTTTTGGTCATTTAGAGGCCCAAATAAAGAGTTTCGACCTAGGTGGGGTGTTACTTACTGGAAACAATAAAAATGTTCAGATAACGTCTAAAATGAGTTATGAACTTAATAATAAAAAAAAGGACATTGGGGTTAGTTTAAACCCATATTATTTTTTATTTTATGGGCAAAAGAATAACGAATTTATTAAACAGTCTGAGGATGCTAGGTTAAATATATTTTCCTGGAAAGAAGTTAAAAACAATTACAGTGTGATACTATTTTCAACTGTTGAGCATTCTTTAGTTAAAAATTTAGATTTAAGTGTTTCTGGTGGTATGGGTCTTAAAAAATCTTTTAAGACTAATAAATTAGGTGGCAGTGTTTCACTTGCATATGTGTATGACAGATCAGAAATATCAAAACTCTGGTTTGGTAGTAAAAGAGTTTCTTATAGACATACGTTTAAATATAAAGTGATTGATTACACCGTTGAGCATAATTTATTATTACAACCAGCTGTTGTATCGACTAATGATTTAATATGGGTAAGAAACACTGTCGGTAATTACAATCTATCGATAACAAAGGCGATTAAAAAAACAACGTCTATTGGTTTTGTTTATGAGGGTTATTTATCGACAATTAGTTCAGAATTAAATAAAAATGTAAAGCCGTTAGATCAGCGATTTAGTCTCATATTCAAGTATTCGATCCCTAATTAAATCAAATTTTTTTTCCTCATATAAATCAAATATCTCTTTTGAGAAATTATCATTAAATATAAATGCGTCAATTTTATTAGTAAAGAGGTCTTCTAATTTATCTTTATATATTAAAATTTTACGACTGTCAACATATCTTTTGTTAAAACTCATAGTACAATAATAAAAAAGGCCTGGTAAAAACCAAGCCTTTATTTTTTGTTTAATTTTAATTAGACAGCAACACCATCTAAGAATAAAGTACCTAAAGTAGCAATAGCCGCTTTAGCTTCAGTTAATGTTTCAACTGAACTTCCATTAGCTGTTGAACCGATGGCGATAACACCTTCATCATCAGCAGCACCAAAGAAATGAATTTCGTTGGATTGTACAATAGCAGCTACATAACCAGATGCGGGTACCAATAAAGCACCATCTTCGTACTCACATTCTACAGCCTTTCCATTTAAATTTTTTACAAATGCCATTTTAATTGTTTTTTAGTTTTATGTTTATTTTATTATATTAATATCTTGGTGGATAAATACCTTGCACGCAAATCATATAATGCATACCCTCAGGTGCTTTATCTTTTAAATCTGGTATCTCAAATGTTGTGATACCATCACCACCGTATATAGTACCGATTATACTAAAAAGCGCCTCGTTACCATTAATTGGTAATTTTCTACCATCGCAAAACATAAAGCCGTTAACTTCGTAAGTACCAGCAAATAGTTTTACCATTCCCATAATTTCGTCCATAATTTTTTTTATTAGTTTTTTATTTATTTTAGTAAATTGTAATATTCTTTAAAATGTTTGATTCTATCAGCTAAACCGATTGTACCACCATTAACTCTTTTTGTAACAGCTGTTACCGTTGCATCATCAGCACCCTTGTCACATATAGACCAAAGTTTATTTGAATCAAAGAAAAATGCCGCTGACATTAAAGGATATTTTGTTGCAACAAGATCTGGCGTTTCAATTATATTCTCCTCAACCATTTTGTCAAACGCTGTGTAGTTTGATTTACCAGTTAATTGAATGTATCCACGGCCTCTGAATTTAAAACCTTCACCAGAAGCTTCATCACCATTACCCATACGAGATGAATATACACGGTTAGCAATTTTTTCTGGCTGACGAGAATAAGACTCATTTAAATTACCAGGAAAATATTTAGGGAATATTTTTTTAAGACCATCAGCGCTGTAATTTAAGTTTTCGCTAACAGCTTTAAAACCACCAGATTCATGACCACACTGTGCCAAGAAATGTGCTAATCTTAATACGTTTGTAATGTTGAATTTAGCTGCTGTGTCAGGGATCTGAGCAATAACCGCATCAGGGATATGACCTTTTAATGCTTCTAATTTGAAGCTAGATGGTGGGATAGCTACTGGAGCGGCAGCTGGTTTAGCTGGGGCAGCGCCCTCATTTAAACCCATTTTTGCCCAAGTCGCATCACCAACAATACCATCAGCTGTTAAACCATTGGCAGCTTGCCATTCTTTAACTAATTTTTCTGTACCTGGACCGAAAGCGCCATCAGCTGTCGTACCCAGTTTCGCTTGGAGTTTTTTTACATCATCTCCTTTTGAACCTACTTTTAATAACATAATTCTTTTTTTGATTTTTTATTTTATTATACTAACAGTAAATACTTTCAAAAAATCCTTAAGACTCATTTTTTTAATTTCAGCAAAAAATTTTGCGGCCTCTAACCTTGAAGCGTGTTTGTTAGTTCTGCCGATTGGCTCTTTTGTTTTGTCGAATCTATTGTAAAAAATAATCATATGTTTGTTTTTAATAAATATTTAAGATTATAGGATAATTTTCATTTTTATCAATATATTTATTGAAAAAACTAAACAACTACTAAAACAAACTAACTATGGCAGCACCAGGTAAAAAGAAAACTTCCTCATCAGGTATTAAGGAGTTTAGACGTAAAATCAAAAAGAATAGAAAGGGTATCCATTCTAAGAATAAAACAAGTAAGGGTAAACAGAGTAAAAACTACAAGAAACCATATAGAGGACAGGGTAGAAGATAACTTTAGAAAAAAAATCAAATTCAGGTAAAGGGTTAATTATGAGTTAATTATGATTACCCTTGAACCAATACTTATGGTAACGTAAAGTCAAAAATTTAAACAACCTCTATAAAAAAGCCACCGTAATAGGTGGCTTTTTATATTTTACAAATCATCGTAAATCATGAAGTATAATTCTTCTTTTGGTCTGGTAACCGCAACATAATGTATGTTTCTACCTTCTTCATCAATATCACCATCGTCTGTTATAAATGAATATTCTGCCAAACTATGTGTTAAACTACCATGTTTTATTAACATATCTGGATCGGCTGAATTAATAACAACACATCTTGGGAATTCCCTACCTTTACTTTTATGTATTGATGTTACAAATACATCGGAGTCGATATTAGATTCAATAAAATCTATGAAGTCTTGGTTATTTAAGAAGTAGGGTAATACATCATTTAATTTCTTTTTAAGACTATCTGTTATGTTTGATTTTTTAATGTTATCAAGATCCGTTTTTGTTATGTAGTTAAAATAACGCATTGGGACTTTTTTCTTAAGAGCTTGCTTTTCAATCTCTTTGATAATATTGTTTGTTCTAACAAGAACGGTTAAGGGTTTACCGTCTAACATCATCTCAAATAATCTCTTTTTTGTTATGAATTTTTCATCAACAAAACCCTCATGTTCCGATTCAGGTATAGCCATTAACGAGCTAAATTTGTTTGCGTTCTCAACAATTTTTTTATGAGACCTAAAGTTTTTTGTTAAGGTTAACTCAACAACAGTTTTCTTTTGTTTTAACAACGATTCAATTTTTTCGCAATTAGCTCCAGAAAAACCATAGATTGATTGGTTCTTGTCACCAATAAGGTAATATTGTTTTGCGTTAATTGCGGATAAGATTTTCATTTGGAGTGTCGATGTATCTTGATACTCATCAATAAAGATATAATCATACATACCGTCAAAAAATTCTTTATGTTTAGGGTCTCTTGTTAATTTTTCTGTGTCAATTAACATGTCAGAGAAATCACGGCTATTAGTCTCCTTTAAAAAGGCAATGTAGTGGTCATAAAAATTTGGTTTTGGTGATTTAACACCATCGTAAAATTGTAGTTTATATGCCGAAAAAGATGATGATATACTGGCACCCTCTTCATAAAACCTTTCAATAGTAGCGTAATATTCCTCTCTTATTTTTCTTGGGTCTTTAAAAGACGGCTTCTTTTTATCACGGTACCAATTTATAAAATCGTAAAATGTGACAATGGGTTTAAACTTACCTAGTTTTGCCAACGTACCACTGGTAAAACTATGTATGGTTGTAATCTTAACATCACTGTTAATACGGTGTCTTAATTCATTTACAGCATCATTAGTAAATGAGAAAAAGATTATTCTGTTTGGGTCAACCCCGTTATCCAATAGGTGATTTAACCTACCCACCGTGGAATGGGTTTTACCACTACCAGCTGTTGCTGACAATATTACGGATTCTGGTCCGCTAAACTCAATAAACTCAAGTTGTTCTTTAGTATATCCTTTCATGTTTACAAAATTAGGAATTTATTTGGTTATAAACAAATTTTTTTTTACTTTTGTGTCATGAGCATTATAACATTTAAAGGTGCGTTCGATACGCACATAAAAAAATTCAGTAGAATTAAGTTGGATGAAAGGGACATCCATAATTGCGTTTCATACATTAGGGCTGTTGTTAAACACAAACACAACACAACAAAACTAAATAAAAATAATGAGAAATACAAAGATATGTTCACGTTAACATGCGCAATAACAGCGATTTCAAAACGTATAAAACATCCGATTATGGATTACAACAATGTTAATGTTGAACCCTTACAGCAATTAAGAAACTCATTTGAAAAGTGGGTTGATGTTATTATGTTTAATTACAATGAGTTTCCGATTTTTTACAGGCCAATGTATAAAAAAGCTATTTTTGTTTGCAAAGTTAGTGATACTGAGTTTATTGTGTGTGGTTACGCAACACCAAGATTAATTGATAGTTTTCACTCTAAGATGTTAGTTAATAATCAAACAATAAGAGAACAATCAAATATGAGTGCTTTTTACGGTTTTGATCGTTTAAGCCCAATACCAAATAATGTATATGATTTTAAGAATTTATTCATTTAAAGAGATATTTATATTATAATATCATTAGTAATGGGTAAAAAAATATACAAAATGACCGAAAGCCAAATGGCTAAAATTTTGAATGAAAGAGGTTCAAAAAATAACACTTTATCATCCCCCAAAGATGAGGGTTTGAGTCTTGATGTGATTTCGGAATTGTTCTCAATTCATGAGGAAGCTGAAAACCCAGCGTTTTACATCTCAAAAAATAAAGATAATTTTGGTAAACCCATGATGGAAAAATCTGATGATTGTTATCATGTTGTTGTTAACCCAGAGTATAAGGATCTTTCTTTTGTTTTTGAAGTTATTAATGATATGTATGAAAACAAAGAGTTTGAACCGTTAATTTCTGAATCAGAGGTTATTTGTGAGGAGTGTTTTGAGTTATCCATTGAAAAAAAATTAATGGAAAATTTTGACTCTTGGATATTAAAAGATCTGGTTTCTGAAGACGTAAAATACCATTTGAGTAATAGCATACCTTTATTAGAAAATGAATATAGACCTGGTAGTGAAAAACACGCTTTCCTAATTAAAGAAGCTAGGGAGCTTTGGGAAAAGAAGGTAATTAGGTTATCCGCTTTAGACACAAAGTTATTTGAAAACACAGATTTAGGTAGATTTGATTTATTTGAGGGTCAGATGGTTCCATTGGATTTACCATTTACTGAAGATATGCCAGAAGACGAACTTATAGCTGAAGCAAAGTATCAGGGTAAGGAAGTTGAGCTTGGTAAACCTAAAAGAGGTGGTTCTAAAAAGTTTTATGTTTATGTTAGAAAACCAGGTGGTGGTATTAAGAAAGTTTCTTTTGGTGATACAACTGGTTTATCTGTTAAATTAAATAACCCAGCGGCACGTAAAGCGTTTGCTTCTAGACATGATTGTGCGAATAAAAAAGATAGGACTAAAGCATCCTACTGGTCATGTAGATTACCTAGATATGCTAGTTTACTCGGTTTAAAATCTAAATTTGGTGGATACTGGTAAACCATACAAAGACATTGAGGTTGGTGACAATTATGTCATAAGAGAATTTGACGAAAAGATTGATCCCATTGAACTTATGTGGCATAGAGATAATGAAGATCGTGTTATTGAGGTGTTAAACACAACTGACTGGAAATTTCAATATGATAATCAATTACCCATTCCATTAAAAGAAAATGTCTCACTAAAAATAGCAAGACATGACTGGCATAGAGTTATAAAGGGTACTGGTAATCTTAGGTTAAAAATAACTAAAAGTTAATTCTACAAGTTCCGTAAACACCCTCATAACCATCTTCTTGATCTAACCACTGAAGACCTGAATTTGCCCCACCATAGAATATAAAATTAGAATTTTCATCCATAAACTCTTCCTCTTTTCCAGGTTGGATAACGATTTCAACACCATTTAATTGTACGGGTTGATCTTTTACCCCATAATTTATGATACCACCCCAACTAAAAATGTATAAAGGATTGTATTTGGCAAATCTTCTAAACAACTCGATGTTAATCTTTCTATCACACTTTATTTCCCTGTTAAAGGTGTAGCATAACATTTCAGCTGTAGCTGTATCAACTTTAAATTTATGTACTGATAATATTTCAGCTAAGGGGTTTTCGTAAATCATTTACCAAATTATCTATCTTATCGTACAAATCATGTAAAGTACGATCATTTATTATTTCGGTTGTAATACCAACAATAGAGTCCATTTCTTTTTCAGATGCATGCTCATCACCAGTACTTAGGTTTGGTCTTTGCACTGACAATATCGTACCACCCATCTTTAATATTGCATCAACTTCGTGTTGAAATCTAACATCGCAAATAACAACATCTAGATCTTTATTTTGGTTATACCATTGTTCAAAACGCTTAACCCAGAAACTTCTACCAAATACTTGTAATTCTGGTATATATTTTGGCATGTCGTATTGAAAAACCTCAGTACCCATTATCTGTAGCACTAATCTTGGGGTTATCCCCCAGGTTGGGTCAATCTCATCTTTAGCATCACCAAAAACCTGATCTTCCGTAAAACCAAACAATTCCATAGCCCCACGTTTGATCGGGTTAGCAAAACTATATTTTACAAAATTTTTACTTGCGACTAGGTAATCACCTGTTGTATCTTTACCTGAACGTTTTTTTCCTAAAACACCTATTATCATATTAACTTATTTGTACAATAATAGTAAAAACGTTTTAAAAAAACAAATCCCCTTTCGGGGATTTTATTATTTATTTATTTCATTTAGAAATTCGTCCACAACTGATTTATGTATTCTTCTTAAATAATCTTTTGGTTGTTCTTGAACTGGTTGTTCTGGTGCCATTTCTTCAGCACCTGGTTCAGCTGTTGGTTCGGCTTCTGTTGTATCTTCAGAATCTTTATTTTGAAGTTTATTTAACATATCATTCATATCTTCTTCTGTTATCTTTGTCATATCGATTGCAGATAAGATTGAATTAACAACGTATTTATAATCTTTTGATTCTAATTCCTGAGAACCATCTCTCATTTTTTGGGTTAATTTACCAGTGAGTTTTTGAACCGTTTTTAAAATTGGTTCATCAGTGTTTTCAGCCCCAGTTTCTTGAGCTGGTTCTTCTGCGGTTGCAGCGGCTGGATCTAATGCTGGGTCTGTAGTTGTATCGACAGCTGTATCAGCTGGTGTTTCAGTTGAGAAATCTGTGGCTAAATCCGCAGGTTCTTCCGATGGTGCAGCTGTGGTATCAATGCCCGAATCAACCGTTGTATCGGTTGCTGGTGCGGTACCAGTATTCTTAAGTTTTAGGATATAACGCTCAGTTATACTTTTTTTTTTAAAACATCGATGTTTTCTTTAAAATCAACAGATTCGTTAATTTCTCTAAACATCATATTTAAGTGTTTTAAAGCATCAGCGTATGATTTGTAAGAATGCTCATGAATGTTTTGAACACCTGTTAAATAATCATATTCACCGTTTTCATTTTTAGTTTTAATGTAAACGTGTTTTTCTTCTTGTACAATACCATATTCGGTACCGTTAGCCGCTACGGCTTCGTGTAATACATTAGACAAATGACCAAGAACTGGCGCACTTTCAGTAACCAATTCTTTTTTAATACCAGCAATCTCTAAGATCCTAGCTAATTTATCGTCTACGTTTTCTATTTTTTCAGAACCTATTGGTTTCATATCTTAGTTATTTAAAATAATTATTCTTCTTATAAATATAAGCAAAAAGAGGAAAATATCAATATTCCAGATTTTCTAGGGATAAAAATTCATCTTTGACATCAATACCCATATCAGCTAATTTATCCATATACCCAGATCTTCTTAAATATTTAAAAACCAAATTCTCAGTACTGAACTCACCCGTTGAGTTTAAACCGCTTTTTCTATATGCTCTAATCTTTTCTTTTAATTTTTTTAATTTTAAAATCTTAGCATCCGCATCTTTTTCATTGGCGATGTCGTTTAATTTTTTATCAAATTCTTTTACCTTTTTAACAATATCTTTTTTATTTATCTCTGGTTTTTGTTTACTGGGTTCTTTTCTCCATTTACTATAAAGTATGCTATATATACCATCGGCTGCATCCAAAACCTCTTCAACATCCTGGACATATAACTCAACATCAAACCCCTTGATTTTTATATCATGTTTTAGGTTATATAACTCTTTTTTAGCCGTAAAAAATTCATCAACTAAAATATTATCATCATTAACAGCTTTTTTATCTACAACAATGTGTAAATCAATATCAGAATACTCTGACCAATTGTAATTAGCTAAACTACCAACAAACAAAATATCTTCAATAGCAAAACTATCAATACCAAAACTTTCAATAAAATCTTTTGCTATCGCAATTAAACGTTCTCTAATCTCTTTTTTAAGTTTTATTTCCTTAAAATTATCAGATGACGGGTTTTCCCAAATATCTGAATATAAGCTAGGTCGAACAGTAAAACTTTTTAAAATATTGTCCATATCAGATAAATATCTGTATTTTCGGTTAAATTAGGTAATCTTCCTCAAATTCTTCAGAAATATAGTGTTCATCCTTTTTTTCAATCCAACCAGTGATGATATATTTATACTGACCATTTTGCGGTGGGTTACCACGATGTTTATGTGTCCATAAAGCTGGTGCTATAACTAATTTACCAACTTCTGGGTTGACTTTAAGTGGGTTGAACTTGAATTCGGTCTCACCACCACTATCAACATCATTTAAATAGTAGATAAAAAACAACTCCCTTTTTGATGTTGTTCCACCCTCATTTTCGTGGTGCCAAGCGTAATAACCTTGGTCGTCAATGTACCTCTGCATTTGCATGTGGGGTTGGCCGTTACTACCAGCCATGTAACAAGATTGGGCCGTCCTAACGGCAGAAGCTTTAGTGGCAAAACCACCTGTCATTGTCATGAAACTGTTACATTCAATGTAATCAACCAAATTACCTAATAAATTTTCTCTCAAGTAATCATAAATGTATAACCAATTTGGGTTGTCTAAATTTAAATGGATCATCAAATCTGTTGAGGATTTTACCAACTTATTTACACCAGCCCCACTAATACCTTCCATTTGATTTTTAGAAGTTTCAAACTCATTTATTATAAACTCACAAACTTCTTTTGGGATGGCTTTTTCGTATATTTTAATTAAATTATCCGTCATAATTTTTTGTTATAAATAATTTTAAAACTGTTAATATCATCGTTTAATCTTAATGGAATACCTTTATGCTCACTAAAATCACATAATTCTGAATTTTTAAAAAAAACAAACGTATTACAACCGTATCTATCGGATAGGTCATCTGAATATTCTTTAACTTTTTTAGCAAATTCGCCAAAATCGTTACCGTCATTTTCAAACAATATTAAGATATTGTTTTTTTCTAGCATGTTGGTGTAAGTGTAGACTAATCTACCCTCTTGCCAAAATTCAATTTTCCAATGCCCTATTTCATTCATCGGATAGGCTCCCCAGGTTCCACCGTTTAAAAACATTTCACCAAAAAACTCATCATTATAATACCATTTAACAAGGTAATTTTGGTTACCACGTATGGAAACCTTAGCCATGTTATGAAAGGTTATGTTGGCTCTTGACTCATATCTTATATCAACGTACATAGGTTAAATTTTTCTATAGGTGTATGCTTTTGCTATATTAGCGTTAAAATATTTACCCTGACTTTCAGCTAAATTCATTGCGGCAAATGTTTCATGGGGCACATCATCATACTCATAAATTGCACCATTATTAAATGTTACTTGTAGTTTTTTAGTGTTTGTATTGTACTTACCTTCTTTGATATTTGAGCTTTCATACGAAACTACTACGTTTTCACCCAAATACTGTTTACTTGTTACTGACATGATCTTCTTCGATGTTAAATTTTATTGTTGGTGTTATTTTTACAAAGTTTTTTATCTTATCCAACTCATATACAATTGTATTATTAATGATAACTGGCCCATTATCAGTTTCTTCTGTTGACTTTGTTGTTACAATTAAATGGTTACCACTTATCATAGATACAACATTGTTTACATCCTGATCGGAGTATTCGATAAAATTACCGTCCTTAAAATAGATTGTTGTTTTCCCCATAATATTTATTTTTAACAAAAGTAGGAAAAAAGTTTGGTTATGTCAAGATTATTACTATCTTTGCATAAAATATATATTCGCACATGAAAGAAAGAATGACAAATGAGTTAAGAAGCGCCTTTACTAGGGGGCAATCCGTGGCAATTAAGTATGATGACTCGATGCTTAGGTTACAACATGTTATATTCGGTATCCTTACTACTGAGAATATGATTTATGAGGTTGTCAAAAACAAAGTATTGGATTTTGATGTGATGGTTAATGACTTAAATGACATTAATAAGAGGCTTTCCGATTCATCTAATGGTAAACAAGATGGTATCTTACCTTTTGAGTCAGATCTTCAAGAAATAATTAAAGAGTGTATCGTAAGGAAAAAGCCAACCGACTACATCACTGTTGAGCTTTTCTTTCTAATCTCAATGGAAAAAGATAATGCGATTGTTAAACTTTTTAAGGAATATGGTTTAACAAAAACTTTTATCGCTAAGAAAATTAAACAATTATCAACACCACAAGCCAGCGTATTCTCTAATGATGATGAGTTACCTAGAGATAGGAAACCATTAAACGAGGCAAATAAAAATATTAAATCAAAAACACCGACATTAGATAATTTTGGTCGTGATTTAACTGTTTTAGCACAAGAAGGTAAATTAGATCCTGTAATAGGTCGTGCATCTGAGGTTGAGAGGGTTTGTCAAATTTTAACAAGAAGAAAGAAAAATAACCCGATTCTTATTGGTGATCCAGGTGTTGGTAAGACAGCTATCGCTGAAAGTTTAGCAATTAAAATTGCGAACGGTGATTGCCCAAGGCCTCTAATGAACAAACGTGTTGTAACATTAGATATGACATCGTTGGTTGCTGGTACAAAATATCGTGGTCAGTTTGAGGAGAGAATTAAAGCTATTGTTGATGAGGCTAAAGATAACCCAAATGTGATTCTTTTCATTGATGAATTACATACAATTGTTGGTGCTGGTAATTCATCGGGTTCGTTAGACGCTGCAAACGTATTTAAACCCGCATTAGCCCGTGGAGAACTCCAATGTATTGGTGCAACAACTCTTGATGAATATCGTGAGCATATTGAAAAGGATGGTGCTTTAGATAGAAGATTCCAAAAAGTTATGGTTAACCCACCAATCTTAAGTGAGACTAAAGAAATCCTTATGAATATTAAAGAGAAATACGAAGATTTCCATAAAGTAACATACACTGAAGAGGCTATTGATGAAATTATCGCATTGGCTGATCGTTATATCACAAACAGGGAATTCCCTGATAAGGCTATCGATATCATGGATGAGGCTGGTTCAAGAACTCAGGTGGCGGTTAAGGCACCACAAAAAATAAAGGATCTTGAACTTAAGTTAAAAGAGATTAAGGATCAAAAACAACAAGTTGTTAAAACCCAAAATTTTGAGCAGGCAGCGCAGCTTCGTGATCAAGAGAAAAAAATTCTTACCGAGTTAGATAAAGAAAATTCAATGTGGAAGTTATCGATTAATGATAAAAGAAATATTGTGACGGATGATATGATCTCCGAAGTAGTATCAATGATGACGGGTATACCTGTTAGTAAAGTCTCTGAGAATGAGGTAACAAGATTATTATCAATGGATGGTGAATTGGCTAATTGTGTTATTGGTCAATCAGATGCAATCGATAAAGTTGTTTCATCAATCAAAAGAAATAGAACTGGTATTAGAAAACAATCTAAACCAATCGGTTCATTCTTATTTATTGGACCAACTGGTGTTGGTAAAACAGAATTAGCAAAATGTTTAGCTGAAAAAGTTTTTGGTTCTCAAGATGCTATTATCCGTGTCGATATGTCCGAATACTCCGAAAAATTTAATATTAGTAAGTTAATTGGGGCACCCCCAGGTTATGTTGGGTATAACGAAGGTGGTCAATTAACGGAGAAAGTTAAAAATAAACCATATTCTTTGGTTTTATTTGATGAGATTGAAAAGGCTCACCCAGATATTTTCAATGTTATGCTTCAATTACTTGATGAGGGTTATTTAACCGATGCTAACGGTAGAAAAATTAATTTCAAAAATACCATTATCATCATGACATCAAATATCGGTTTGAAAGAGGTTCAAGATTTTGGTACTAAAATCGGTTTTAATGATTCTGAAGCGGATGCGATTGTAAACTCAAAAAGTATTATTGAAAAAAACCTTAAGAAAACTTTTAAACCAGAATTTATTAATCGTTTGGATGAAATTGTTTATTTTAATTATCTAACACAAGATGATGTTGTTAAAATTATTGATTTACAATTAAAGGATTTTGAAAATCACTTAAAAAATGTTGGGTTTACATTTAAAATTGATAAAAAATCTAAAGAATTTATTTTGGAAAAAGGTTTTAATAAACTATACGGGGCTAGGGAAATCCAAAGAACCATACAGAAATATGTAGAGGACCCGATTTCAGACGAAATGTTACGTAAACAAATGCCTAAATCTGGTAAAATAAGTTTAACTTATAATATTAAGAGTGAAAAAATAAACGTTAACATCACAGAATAAAAAAATAGTAAAAAAAAACGTTGTTACTGTTGCCTTATTAGTATTTGATACTATTTATATGTTAGTAGTTTAAACTAACATATATAAATGGCAACAGTAACAATTTATCTTAGAGACGATCTAGGAAGGGCACTATCCTATGCGGAATTAGATGCTAACTTCCAAAATATAAAAGACGTTATAGAAAATCTTGGAATAGATGATCTATCTGACGTTGTAATTAGTGGCCCCAATGAAGGGGACATTTTAGTTTGGAACGATACCACTGGACAGTGGGAAAACACCCAAGATCTTAAGGGTGTTTATATTTTAAATGAGTTATTTGTTACAGGAATGACCGAAAATAGTTCACCGAACTATTTTGTGTCGTTTAATGCAGCTACTGGTGAATATTCATATTCACCTTTATTAACAGGTACTTCTGGTACAGCTGGTACTTCAGGTTATTCGGGTTTGAGTGGTTCTGATGGTACATCTGGTGTTTCTGGAGAATCAGGTAGTAATGGTAGTGATGGTAGTAGTGGTAATGATGGTTCTTCAGGAACTTCAGGGATAAGTGGTGAATCAGGTAGCACTGGTACTTCAGGTGAAAGCGGTGCCGATGGCTCCAACGGAACTTCGGGGATGTCTGGCGAATCTGGGTCAACAGGATCAGATGGTACATCGGGTAATGATGGTAGTAACGGAACCTCAGGTTTAAGTGGAGAAAGTGGTAGTAATGGCACATCAGGTGAAAGTGGTAATGATGGTTCTTCAGGAACTTCAGGAATAAGTGGAGAAAGTGGTTCAACTGGCTCTGACGGTTCTTCAGGAGCAGATGGTTCCAACGGAACCTCTGGTATAAGTGGTGAATCAGGTTCAACTGGTAGTGATGGCACATCAGGTAATGACGGATCTTCAGGGACTTCAGGAGTAAGTGGTGAATCTGGTAGTACTGGTTCAGATGGTTCTTCAGGAGCGGATGGTTCAAATGGAACATCAGGTATATCAGGTGAATCTGGTAGCACAGGAAATGATGGTACGAGTGGTCAATCTGGTACTTCTGGTACAAATGGTATTGATGGTGTTGATGGTGTTGATGGCACAAGTGGGATAAGCGGTAACGATGGTTCTAATGGTACTTCAGGTGTTTCAGGTGAATCAGGGTCAACTGGTACTTCAGGTGAAAGTGGTGCCGATGGTTCCAATGGAACTTCTGGTATTTCTGGTGAATCTGGGTCAACAGGATCAGATGGTTCTTCAGGAGCTGACGGTAGTTTTGGTACTTCAGGTATTTCTGGTGAATCAGGTTCAACAGGGTCTGACGGATCTAGTGGTAATGATGGTTCTTCAGGAACTTCAGGAATAAGTGGAGAAAGTGGTTCTAACGGAACCTCTGGTATAAGTGGTGAATCGGGATCAACAGGATCAGATGGGTCAAGTGGTAATGATGGTAGTTTTGGTACTTCAGGTATTTCTGGTGAATCAGGCAGTAATGGTACATCAGGTGAAAGCGGTAACGATGGTTCCAACGGAACTTCAGGTATAAGTGGTGAAAGCGGTAGTACAGGATCAGATGGATCATCAGGTAATGATGGTTCTTCAGGAACTTCAGGGGTAAGTGGAGAAAGTGGTAGTACAGGTAGTGATGGTAGTAGTGGTGATAATGGTTCAAATGGAACTTCAGGTGAATCTGGCGAAAGTGGGTCTTCAGGATCAACTGGGTCTTCAGGTTCTTCAGGTATAAATGGTTTAAATGGTGAAAGCGGAGCTTCAGGTTCTTCAGGAACTAACGGTTCGGACGGTGATTCTGGTACAACAGGCGTTAACGGGACTTCAGGGGAATCTGGTTCAACTGGTAGTGATGGTAGTAGTGGTAATGACGGTTCTTCAGGAACCTCTGGTATAAGTGGTGAATCTGGGTCTACTGGTTCAGATGGTTCTTCAGGAGCGGATGGTTCTAACGGTACATCTGGCCAATCTGGTGAAAGTGGTTCATCGGGTGAATCTGGTACATCAGGTGAAAGTGGTACTTCTGGTACAAATGGTGTTGATGGTGTTGATGGTGTTGATGGAACTTCAGGAATAAGTGGTGAATCGGGATCAAACGGATCCAATGGTTCTTCAGGTAATGACGGATCAAATGGTACTTCTGGTCAATCGGGTGAAAGCGGTAGCACAGGTTCAGATGGGTCTTCAGGTAATGATGGTTCATTTGGAACCTCTGGTCAATCGGGTGAATCTGGGTCTACTGGATCAGATGGGTCTTCAGGTAATGATGGATCTTTTGGTACTTCTGGCCAATCTGGCGAGTCAGGATCAACTGGTTCAGATGGTACATCAGGCGATAATGGCTCAAATGGGACTTCAGGAATAAGTGGTGAAAGTGGTAGCACAGGTTCAGACGGATCTTCAGGTAATGACGGATCTAATGGAACTTCAGGAATAAGTGGAGAATCGGGATCAACTGGATCTTCAGGTTCTTCAGGTAATGATGGATCTTTTGGTACTTCTGGCCAATCAGGTGAATCTGGTTCTACAGGATCCGATGGATCAAGTGGGGCTGACGGTTCATTTGGAACCTCTGGCCAATCAGGTGAATCTGGGTCTTCAGGATCCGATGGATCAAGTGGGGCTGACGGTTCATTTGGAACCTCTGGCCAATCAGGTGAATCTGGGTCTACTGGATCAGATGGTACATCTGGTAATGACGGATCTAATGGTACTTCAGGAATAAGTGGTGAGTCTGGATCAACTGGGTCAGATGGTTCTTCAGGAGCGGATGGTTCATTTGGAACATCAGGGATAAGCGGTGAAAGTGGTAGCACAGGTTCAGACGGATCTTCAGGTAATGACGGTTCTTCAGGAACATCTGGTCAATCAGGTGAAAGTGGTAGCACGGGTAGTGATGGTTCTTCAGGAGCTGACGGTAGTTTTGGTACTTCAGGTGAAAGTGGTGAATCGGGATCCTCAGGATCAACTGGATCTTCAGGTTCTTCAGGTATAAATGGTTTAAATGGTGAAAGCGGAGCTTCAGGTTCTTCAGGAACTAACGGTTCTTCTGGTGATAACGGTTCTAACGGAACCTCTGGTATAAGTGGTGAATCAGGTTCAACTGGTTCAGACGGTTCTTCAGGAGCTAACGGTAGTTTTGGAACCTCTGGTATAAGTGGTGAATCTGGGTCTACTGGTTCAGATGGGTCTTCAGGTAACGATGGTTCCAACGGAACTTCAGGTCAATCAGGTGAAAGTGGTTCAACTGGTTCAGACGGATCTTCAGGTAATGACGGATCTAATGGGACTTCAGGAATAAGTGGTGAGTCTGGATCAACTGGTAGTGATGGTAGTAGCGGTGATAATGGTTCAAATGGAACTTCAGGAATAAGTGGAGAATCAGGTTCAACTGGTAGTGATGGCACATCAGGTAATGACGGATCTTCAGGGACTTCGGGAATAAGTGGTGAGTCTGGATCAACTGGGTCAGATGGATCAAGTGGGGCTGATGGGTCTTACGGTACATCTGGTCAATCGGGTGAATCTGGTTCCACAGGTAGCGATGGATCTTCAGGTAATGATGGTTCATTTGGAACATCTGGTATATCAGGTGAGTCTGGATCCTCTGGATCAGATGGTTCTTCAGGTAATGATGGTTCATTTGGAACATCTGGCCAATCTGGCGAAAGTGGGTCTTCGGGATCAACTGGATCTTCAGGTTCTTCAGGTATAAATGGTTTAAATGGTGAAAGCGGAGCTTCAGGTTCTTCAGGAACTAACGGTTCTTCAGGTGATGATGGCTCCAACGGAACCTCTGGTATAAGTGGAGAATCGGGATCAACTGGTTCAGATGGTTCTTCTGGTGATAATGGTTCAAGTGGAACTTCTGGTGTATCAGGTGAAAGTGGTAGCACGGGTAGTGATGGCACATCAGGTAATAACGGATCTAACGGTACAAGTGGTTTATCAGGTGAAAGCGGTTCAACTGGTTCAGATGGTACATCAGGTAATGATGGTTCTAATGGTACATCGGGTGTAAGTGGCGACTCTGGGTCAACTGGTTCAAATGGTACAAGCGGTGATAACGGTTCTTCAGGAACTTCAGGAATAAGTGGTGAATCAGGTTCAACTGGATCAGATGGTACATCAGGAAACGAAGGTTCTAACGGTACATCAGGAATAAGCGGTGAAAGTGGTAGTACAGGATCGGATGGTACAAGCGGTGATAACGGTTCTTCAGGAACTTCAGGAATAAGTGGTGAATCTGGTTCTACAGGTAGCGATGGATCTTCGGGTAATGATGGCTCATTTGGGACATCTGGTCAATCGGGTGAATCTGGTTCTACAGGTAGCGATGGTACATCTGGTGATGGTGGTAGTTTTGGTACTTCAGGTGAAAGTGGTGAAAGTGGGTCTTCAGGGTCAACTGGATCTTCAGGTTCTTCAGGTATAAATGGTTTAAATGGTGAATCAGGCGCTTCTGGTTCTTCAGGAACAAACGGTTCTTCTGGTGATAACGGTTCTACTGGAACATCTGGTTCAAGTGGTGCTTCAGGCTCTACTGGAACATCAGGAAGTTCTGGCGACTCAGCCTCTTCAGGAACAGCTGGTTCTTCAGGAACATCAGGTTCTAATGGTTCAAGTGGTGAAAGTGGGTCATCAGGTTCAGCAGCATCTTCAGGTTCGTCTGCAACTTCAGGTACAATCGGTACTTCTGGTTTAGCCGCAAATAGTGGTTCAAGCGCAACCTCAGGTTCTTCTGCAACCTCAGGTTCTAGCGGTACAAATGGTGCTAGTTCAAACAGTGGTTTAAGTGAAACTTCAGGTTCTTCTGGTTCTTCTGGTACAAATGGTACAACTGGTGTTGCTGGTCAAAGTAGATTATCATTCTCATCTGGTTCAAGTGGTTCTTCAGGAACTTCAGGAACTGGTGGTAATTCTGGCGCTTCAGCTTCTTCAGGTTCTTCAGCAACTTCTGGTACAGTTGGTACTTCTGGTTTAAGTGCGTCTTCTGGTTCAGCTGGATCAAGTGCTACATCAGGAACATCAGGATCAACAGGTAGCGCTGGTTCTTCAGGTGCTTCAGCAACTTCAGGTACGTCTGCATCATCTGGTTCTTCTGCAACTTCAGGAACAAACGGTACTTCGGGTTTATCTTCAAATAGTGGTTCTTCTGCAACCTCAGGTAGTTCTGCTACAAGTGGTACATCAGGATCTTCGGGTTTATCTGCATCTTCTGGTAGTTCAGCAACCTCAGGTTCTTCAGCAACTTCTGGTACAGCTGGATCAAGCGGTGTTTCTTCAACATCAGGAACATCTGCATCAAGCGGATCTTCAGCAACTTCAGGAACAAACGGTACTTCAGGATTATCTTCAAATAGTGGTTCTTCTGCAACTTCAGGTACATCTGCGACTTCAGGTACGACAGGTACAAGCGGTTTAGCTGGTTCAAGTAAAACATCAGGTTCTTCGGGTTCTTCAGGTACATCTGGTTCAAGCGGTGTTGATGGTGCTGATGGTATTTCTGCTATTTCAGCAACATCTGGTTCAAGCGGTTCTACGGGTACAAATGGTACTGGCGGTTTATCTAGTAACTCTGGTTCTTCAGGAACATCAGGTTCATCCGCAACCTCAGGAACAGTTGGTTCTTCAGGTTTAAGTTCTTCTTCTGGATCTTCAGCAACAAGTGGAACATCTGGTTCTACAGGTTCTAACGGTTCTTCGGGAGCATCAGCTTCTTCAGGAACTTCAGCTTCTTCTGGTTCTTCCGCAACTTCAGGTACAAATGGTACTTCTGGTTTAGCCGCAAATAGTGGTAGCTCTGGTTCAGCGGGTTCTTCAGGAACTTCCGCTACTTCAGGATCATCTGGTACATCAGGTTCTTCAGGGGCTTCAGCTTCTTCTGGTACATCAGCTTCTTCTGGTAGTTCAGCTACAAGTGGAACAAATGGTACTTCAGGTTTAGCCTCAAATAGTGGGTCATCAGCTTCCTCTGGTTCTTCTGCAACTTCAGGTACAGCTGGTTCTTCAGGTTTAAGTGCATCTTCTGGTAGTTCAGCATCTTCTGGTACTTCGGGAACAAGTGGTTCCGCTGGTTCATCAGGAGCTTCAGCTTCTTCAGGTACATCAGCATCTTCTGGTTCATCCGCAACTTCAGGAACAAATGGTACATCAGGGTTGAGTTCTAATTCAGGTTCTTCTGCAACCTCAGGTAGCTCTGCTACAAGCGGTACATCAGGTAGTTCAGGTTTAAGCGCATCTTCTGGTAGTTCTGCTACGTCAGGAACATCAGGTTCAGCTGGATCAGCTGGTTCTTCAGGTTTAAGCGCATCTTCAGGGACATCAGCGTCAAGCGGATCTTCAGCAACTTCAGGTACAAATGGTACTTCAGGTTTAGCTGCTAATTCTGGATCATCCGCTACAAGTGGGTCATCTGCAACTAGTGGTACATCGGGTTCTTCAGGAAGTTCAGCTTCTTCAGGAACCGCAGGTTCGAGTGGAAATAGTAATAGTTCTGGTTCATCAGGTTCTTCAGGTAGCTCCGCTACTTCAGGAACAGCTGGTACGTCAGGTCTATCTTCAAATAGTGGTAGCTCTGCCACATCAGGATCCTCAGCAACTTCAGGAACCGCAGGTTCTTCAGGATTGAGTGCAAGTTCTGGTAGTTCTGCTACGTCAGGAACATCAGGTTCTTCAGGTTCAGTAGGGTCATCAGGAGCTTCAGCTTCTTCAGGTACATCAGCATCTTCTGGTTCATCCGCAACTTCAGGAACAAATGGTACAAGTGGTTTAAGCGCATTAAGCGGATCCTCAGCGACTTCAGGTAGCTCCGCTACTTCAGGTACAGCTGGTTCTTCAGGTTTAAGTGCTTCAAGTGGTTCTTCTGCAACTTCAGGTACCTCTGGTTCAAGCGGTACAGCTGGTGCTTCAGGTGCTTCAGCTTCTTCAGGTACATCCGCTTCTTCTGGTAGTTCAGCTACAAGTGGAACAAATGGTACATCAGGGTTGAGTGCAAATAGTGGTAGCTCTGCTACATCAGGATCATCCGCAACTTCTGGCTCAGCTGGTTCAAGTGGGTTGTCAGCATCTTCTGGTAGTTCAGCAACAAGCGGTACAGCTGGTTCTACAGGAACAAGTGGTTCATCAGGAGCTTCAGCGTCTTCAGCAACAAGTGGTACAGCTGGTTCTTCAGCAACTTCAGGTACAAATGGTACCTCAGGTTTATCAGCTAATTCTGGTAGTTCAGCTTCATCAGGATCTTCAGCAACTTCAGGAACCGCAGGTTCATCTGGTTTATCAGCGTCTTCTGGTAGTTCAGCAACAAGTGGTACCTCTGGTTCTACAGGTTCTAACGGTTCTTCGGGAGCATCAGCGTCTTCAGGGACATCAGCGTCAAGCGGATCTTCAGCAACTTCAGGTACAAATGGTACTTCAGGATTAAGTTCAAATTCAGGTTCATCAGGAACAAGCGCATCAAGTGGTACATCAGGTACTACTGGTACAGTTGGTTCTTCAGCTAATAGTGGTTCTTCAGGTTCTGCGGGTTCATCCGCAACCTCAGGAACAAGTGGGTCAACTGGTTCAGCTGGTTCTAGTGGGGCTTCAGCTTCTTCAGGAACTTCAGCTTCTTCTGGTTCATCCGCAACTTCAGGTACAGTTGGTACATCAGGATTGTCTCAATTAAGTGGTTCTTCTGGTTCAGCGGGTACATCTGCGACTTCAGGAACATCAGGTTCTTCTGGTTCTTCAGGTAGTGCGGGTACTGATGGTGCGTCAGCATTAAGTAAATCTTCAGGTACATCTGGTTCAAGTGGATCTTCAGGTTCTACTGGTACAAATGGTACTTCAGGTTTAGCTGCAAATAGCGGTTCTTCTGCGACAAGCGGTAGTTCCGCAACAAGTGGTACAACAGGTACCTCTGGTAGTTCAGCGTTAAGCAGTTCTGCTGGTAGTTCAGGTTCTTCAGCAACGTCAGGAACCGCAGGTTCTTCAGGTTTAAGTGCATTATCAGCATCTTCTGGTACATCAGCATCTTCTGGTTCTACAGGTTCTAATGGTACTTCAGGTTTAGCCGCAAATAGTGGTTCATCCGCAACTTCAGGTAGTTCAGCTACCTCAGGAACCGCTGGTACATCAGGGTTGTCACAATTGAGTGGGTCAAGTGGATCCGCTGGTACATCAGCAACTTCAGGAACTTCTGGATCAAGCGGGTCTTCAGGATCGGCTGGTACTGATGGAGCATCCGCTTTAAGTAAATCAAGTGGTACCTCTGGTTCATCAGGATCAACTGGAACTGCGGGTACAAATGGTGCTTCTGCAAACTCTGGTAGTTCAGCAACATCAGGTTCTTCCGCTACTTCAGGTACAGCTGGTACAAGTGGTTTATCACAATTAAGCGGTAGTGCTGGATCCGCTGGTTCTTCAGCAACTAGTGGTACATCAGGATCTTCAGGATCTTCAGGTTCTGCTGGTACAAGTGGTCAATCAGCAAATAGTGGTTCTTCAGCAACTTCAGGTTCATCTGCAACTTCAGGAACAGTTGGTACATCAGGTTTATCAAGATTGTCTGGTTCTTCAGCAACAGCTGGAACGTCTGGTACTTCAGGTACGGATGGACAATCAGCTACATCAGATACTTCAGGAACGTCTGGTTCAAGCGGTTCAACTGGTACATCAGGTACAGATGGTCAATCGGCATTAAGTAAATCAAGTGGTACATCAGGTTCAAGTGGATCTTCAGGATCAGCTGGTACAAATGGTGCATCCGCAAATTCAGGGTCTTCAGCAACTTCTGGTTCATCCGCAACCTCAGGCACAGCTGGTACTTCTGGTTTGTCTCAATTGAGTGGTTCATCGGGTTCTGCTGGAACTTCAGCTACTTCAGGTACATCTGGATCAAGTGGATCTTCAGGTTCAGCTGGTACAGACGGTGCTTCTGCATTAAGTAAATCTTCAGGAACTTCTGGTTCTTCAGGATCAAGCGGATCAACTGGTACAAACGGTACTTCAGGTAATGCAGGTAATAGTGGTTTAAGCGCAACTTCAGGTTCTTCTGCAACAAGCGGTACAACTGGTACAAGCGGTACAAATGGTGCTTCAGCTAACTCTGGTTCATCTGGTACAAGCGCTTCTTCAGGTACAACTGGTACAACTGGAACTTCAGGTTCTTCAAATAATAGTGGTTCTGCTGGAACTTCAGGTTCTTCAGGATCAAGTGGTACAAGCGGTACTGTTGGTGCTTCTGCAAACTCTGGATCTTCAGGATCAAGTGGTTCTTCTGCAACTTCAGGTACAGCTGGTACAAATGGTTTATCTCAATTATCAGGTTCTTCAGGATCGGCTGGAACTTCAGCAACTTCTGGAACTTCAGGTAGTTCAGGTAGTTCAGGATCAGCAGGTACTGATGGGGCATCGGCATTGAGTAGATCTTCGGGTACATCAGGTTCTAGTGGGTCTACAGGTACAAACGGTACAAATGGTGCATCCGCAAATTCAGGTTCTTCAGCAACTTCTGGTAGTTCCGCAACAAGCGGTACCGCAGGTACATCAGGTTTGTCACAATTAAGCGGTTCTTCAGGGTCTGCTGGTTCTTCAGCTAGCTCAGGTACAACTGGTACTTCAGGTACCGCTGGTAACTCAGGTTTATCACAATTAAGCGGATCGAGTGCATCAAGCGGTTCTTCAGGAACAAACGGTACATCGGGTTTAAGTAGATCTTCAGGTTCATCGGGTACATCAGGTTCTTCTGGAACAAATGGTACGGACGGTGCGTCTGCTTTGAGTAGATCTTCGGGTACATCAGGTTCTAGTGGGTCTACAGGTACAAACGGTACAAATGGTGCAAGTGCAAATAGTGGTAGCTCAGGTTCTGCTGGGACTTCAGCTACATCAGGAACAGCTGGTACATCAGGTTTAAGTCAACTTTCGGGTTCTGCTGGTAGTTCGGGTTCTTCAGCAACTTCTGGAACATCAGGTAGTTCAGCGTTAAGCGGTTCAGCTGGTAGTGCAGGTTCTTCTGCAACCTCAGGAACTTCAGGGTCATCTGGTTTATCAGCGTCTTCAGGATCGGCTGGTACATCAGCATCTTCAGGTAGTACAGGAACAAACGGTACATCTGGTTTAAGCGCAAATAGTGGTTCTTCAGCAACATCAGGTAGCTCCGCTACTTCAGGAACCGCTGGTACAAACGGTTTATCTCAATTATCTGGATCTTCAGGTAGTGCGGGTACTTCGGCTACAAGTGGAACTTCAGGTTCTTCTGGTAGTTCAGGTTCTTCTGGTACAGATGGTGCTTCAGCATTAAGTAGAAGTTCTGGAACTTCAGGTTCTTCAGGTTCAACTGGTACAAACGGTACAAACGGTGCATCAGCAAACTCAGGTTCTTCAGCTACTTCTGGTAGTTCAGCAACTTCAGGTACAGCTGGTACAAGTGGTTTATCACAATTAAGTGGTAGTGCGGGTTCAGCTGGCTCTTCAGCAACATCTGGTACAAGTGGGTCTTCTGGTTCTGCTGGTACAAGTGGCCAATCAGCGAATAGTGGTAGCTCAGCTACTTCAGGTTCTTCAGCTACTTCAGGTACGGTTGGAACCTCAGGTTTAAGTAGATTATCAGGTTCTTCAGCAACGGCTGGTACATCAGGTACTTCAGGTACGGATGGTCAATCTGCTTTAAGTGATACTTCAGGTACATCTGGATCAAGTGGTTCAACTGGTACTTCAGGTACGGATGGCCAGTCTGGTTTAAGCAGAAGTTCTGGAACATCAGGTTCATCTGGATCGACTGGTTCAAACGGTACAAATGGTGCTTCAGCTAACTCAGGTAGTTCAGCTACAAGTGGTTCTTCAGCGACCTCAGGTACGGTCGGTACATCTGGATTATCTCAGTTAAGCGGTAGCTCAGGTTCAGCGGGAACATCAGCAACTTCAGGAACTTCTGGTTCTTCAGGATCAAGTGGTTCAGCTGGTACAGACGGTGCTTCTGCATTAAGTAAATCTTCGGGAACATCAGGTTCTTCAGGATCAAGCGGATCAACTGGTACAAATGGTACTTCAGGTTTAGCTGCAAATAGTGGTTCTTCAGGAACATCCGCATCAAGTGGTACATCAGGTACTACTGGTACAGTTGGTTCTTCAGCTTTAAGTAGTTCATCTGGTAGTTCAGGTTCTTCAGGGTCTAGTGCAACTTCAGGAACAGCTGGATCCTCAGGTTTAAGTGGTTCTGCTGGTTCTTCAGCAACTTCTGGAACATCAGGTTCAACTGGTTCTAATGGAACTTCGGGTGCGAGTGCAAATAGTGGTTCTTCAGCAACTTCTGGTTCATCTGCTACAAGTGGTACCGCTGGTACTTCAGGATTGGGTAGATTAAGTGGTTCTTCAGCAACAGCTGGTACATCAGGTACTTCAGGTACAGATGGTGTGTCTGCTACAAGTGATACTTCTGGAACAAGTGGTTCTTCAGGTTCTACAGGAACTTCTGGAACAGATGGTCAATCATCATTAAGTAGATCAAGTGGAACATCAGGTTCTTCAGGTTCTACGGGTACAAATGGTACTAATGGTGCGAGTGCGAATAGTGGTAGCTCCGCTACATCAGGTTCTTCAGCAACTTCTGGAACGGTTGGAACCTCAGGATTGTCTCAATTAAGCGGATCTTCAGGTAGTGCTGGATCAAGTGCAACTTCTGGAACATCTGGTTCTTCAGGATCATCAGCATCTTCAGGTAGCGCTGGTACAAGTGGTCAATCGGCAAATAGTGGTTCAAGCGGTACTTCAGCATCTTCAGGATCTACTGGTACAAATGGTACTGCGGGTCTTTCTGGTTTATCACAATTAAGTGGATCAAGCGCATCAAGTGGTTCTTCTGGAACAACTGGTACCGCTGGTACAAACGGTTTATCAAGACTGTCTGGTTCTTCAGCAACAGCTGGAACGTCTGGTACTTCAGGTACGGATGGTGTGTCTGCTACAAGTGATACTTCAGGTACATCGGGATCAGCTGGTTCAACTGGTACTTCAGGTACAGATGGTCAATCAGGTTTAAGTAGAAGCTCAGGTTCTTCAGGAACTTCAGGTTCGTCTGGGTCTACGGGTACAAATGGTACTTCAGGTAATGCTGGTAATAGTGGTTTAAGTTCAACCTCAGGTTCTTCGGCAACAAGTGGTACAACTGGAACAAATGGTACAAATGGTGCTTCTGCAAATGCGGGTTCATCAGGTTCTAGTGGTTCTTCAGCAACTTCAGGTACAGCTGGAACCTCAGGTTCTTCAAATAATAGTGGCTCAGCTGGAACTTCAGGTTCTAGTGGGTCTACAGGTACAAATGGTACAAATGGTGCATCTGCAAATGCGGGTTCATCAGGTACAAGTGCATCTTCTGGTACTACAGGTACAGCTGGTACAAATGGTTTATCTCAATTATCAGGTTCAAGTGGTTCTGCGGGTACATCTGCGACTTCAGGAACTTCAGGTAGTTCAGGTTCAGCGGCTACTTCAGGATTGAGTGCCAACTCGGGTTCTTCAGCAACTTCTGGTTCTTCAGGATCAACTGGTACAAACGGTACGAGTGGTCAATCAGCAAACAGTGGTTCTTCAGGGTCTGCTGGTTCTTCAGCCACCTCAGGAACAGTTGGTACATCAGGTTTATCAAGATTGTCTGGTTCTAGTGGTTCTTCAGCAACTTCAGGTACTTCTGGTTCAAGCGGTACAGCAGGTGCTTCAGGGTTGTCACAATTAAGTGGATCTTCTGCTTCTTCTGGTTCAAGTGGTACAAATGGTACTTCAGGTTTAAGTAGATCTTCAGGATCTTCAGGAACGTCTGGGTCTTCAGGAACAAATGGTACAGATGGTGCTTCAGCATTAAGTAGAAGTTCTGGAACTTCAGGTTCTTCAGGTTCAACTGGTACTGCTGGTACAATTGGTTCAAGTAATAATAGTGGCTCAGCTGGAACTTCAGGGTCTTCAGCAACTTCAGGTACGGTTGGTACTTCAGGTTTAGCTGCAAATAGTGGTTTAAGTGTAACTTCAGGAACTTCAGGAACTTCTGGTTCTAGTGGTTCTAAAGGTACTGACGGTACTGCGGGTGTATCAGGTGCTTCAGCATCCTCTGGAACTTCGGCTTCTTCTGCAACAAGCGGAACAGCTGGTACTTCAGGGTTGTCTCAATTAAGTGGTTCTTCAGGGTCTGCTGGTTCTTCAGCTAGCTCAGGTACAACTGGTACTTCAGGTACAGCTGGCGCTTCAGGGTTGTCACAATTAAGTGGCTCTTCTGCTTCTTCAGGTTCTTCAGGAACAAATGGTACATCAGGTTTAAGTAGATCTTCAGGTTCTTCAGGAACAAGT